GAGAACATTGCATTAATCGATCTAAGTGCGTTCAAATCCTTTACTATCGGGTGTGATTCCTCAAAGGGTTCTAACGCTCTTTTATCAAATGAAAAACTCTCTGATTTAACTCCATCTTTCCATTTGACCTTGGCTTTTATTGGTAGTTTTAATCCGTGAAGACACAATCGCTTCATTTGCGTTGGACTTTTTGGGTTAAATCTACTATTTTTTTTAAAGGACTTGATATTCTGTTGTTTTTTACCTTTCTTATCAAGTACTAATTCCCCCTTTTTCTTTTTATACGACCTGCACCATTTTTCAACACTTTTAACTACTCGATCACTATATAACTTTTCTTCTGCTGCAATCCTATCAGCAGTTAATTTACTCCGAACTGTCGGTATTTCCATCTTATTGACATACATACCCTTCATTTCTACTTCGGCCAAGTGTTGTGCATAATCCTGTTTCATATGCAGTATCTTGACATGATTTTTGGTCATTCTTTCCAAGCCCTTATGGTATATACCATAACACAATAGTGCATCCAAGGCGTTGTATTCTAACAGTTCGTCCAGCGGTGTATCTATCGGAGCCTGTTGTATCCCGGACATTTCTACCTTATACCCAGACCACGTGTACCCAAAGTATCTACCGACAGCACCAAGATTACTTGGAGCTAATTCATTAATGACGTTCATTATCAACATTGTATCCTGTAGATATTTGGTAAACCCAAATCTACTAAGGTTACATTTGTGTTCATACTTTGCATTATGGGATATTTGTACAGTTTTTCTCGTCTTTAAGATACGAGCCCACCGCTTAGCTAATGTTTGTATCTGTGGTCCTGTAAAATGTTTCGGGTAATCAAGAGGAAAAGCCACACCCTTATTATTGTACCCCACCCCTATCGACAAAATCTTAAACTCTTTACATAACCCCGGTCTTAACGCGCTCTTGTCTCCCCATGTCTCGTAGTCATACGAGATTATTCCGTCATAATCAAATTGTAAAAAATTAAGGAATTGATTAACTCTACTGAACGTAGTAAGTATTTTCACTTCCGGTTTTTCCGATAATCCGTCTTTCAACACTTCTTGTGCTGTATCCCACCCGTCAAACCATAACTTTTCTGTTTTCTCCGCCTCCCCACCCTTTTTACCTGATAACTTAGCCACATGCTTAGGGTCATAATTAAATATTGTGGGTATCATTATTCCGTCATAATCTACCTCAAGACTCTGACCCACAACATGTTCAAGCTTTACTTTCTTATTCAGCACCGCCTCAGCGGCATATTTTCCCAAAGCTACAACCACTTTCGGTTCATGGTCCTTTACTATTTCCATCCAGTTTGGTCTGCAGGCATCTATAGCATTTATTGTGGGTACGCCGTTCGAAAAACATCGTACCACCGTGTCAAGTATATAGTTATCAGATACTTCTTTGATCACCGTCCTTAGATATTTCACACCCACTTCATCGGAAAAATGTAGCCCCGTTTCGTCGTCGTTGAACGATGGAGCAGAACCGAGTATTAATAAATCCGGCCTACCTTCTCCCTTGAACATAGGCTGTACTACGCATTTCCGTAATCTATGACGGGAACACTTAGTGCATTCTGTTTTTCTTCTTTTAGGTGGCATAAATAAAGAACGCCCCTACCGCAGGAATGCGTATATTGATCGGTGAAAACAACCAATGGCGTGCATTTGTCCAACATAGTCCAAATAAGCACATCGTATCCTTTGATAGGAGCGTTGTCGGGTCCAAGTTATTTCTCATATAATTTTATCATCGTTAAATCATCGTACACAGGTAAATTGTTTTCCTGTGCATATTTTATTTCTTTTATTGAACCTTCACTACCGATCAATTTCAGATGATTAAATGGTAACGTAGTCACACAAAAATCACATCGCATCATTATAACTATGTCACCAATTAGTATATCTTCTATATCCACATAACCCCCCATATGTTTCGTGTTAGTGTGGGGGCATATGGCTGCGTAACCCATCTTCCACAAAGTATACGTCAATTTTTGCGCAAGTTGTATATTAAGCATCTGTTCATAATCGGTTTCTGCTCTAAACGGACCAATTACGTACGCTACCTTCTTAGAATCGCGGATTTTTTCCAAAATGAATCCCTTCAAAATCTATAGGATGGTTACTTTCGTAGTCCTGTATTTTATACCATTTTGTATTTTTGTAACACCGTATACCCACAGCGTTATGTGTTAATTTAAATTTAATATTTATGACAACTCCCTTATTTGTCATCGGGGATGACATCCATATACCTGTTTCGTTTTTAATAATAAATATTATAAATTGATTATTGCTAATTTTACCGCAACACTCGTCAATCATATCCATAAAAGCCTTAGTTGGCTTTAACATTGCGTGTACTGAATACGCCTTCCTGTTTTTACACTCAATAATTAGTGATAAATACGGTTTCTCAACACAATACACATCACCGGACAAATCAGTTCTACCAGAATTGCGCGTACTCTCCCATTTTGTGTTAGTCCATGCTGTAAAATACCGAGCACAAAAACATTCAAAAGCTTTACCCTTCCTACGACTCATTTTTCCCGTCTGACTCGCTGTCTTCTTTTTACCCATCAAGCCACATCCTTAAATACTTTAGGTTTCCACCCCAACTTTGTACCTTTCTTGGTATTGCATGTACTACACGCAGGTACAATATTCTCTGGTGAATGTTCACCACCCTTACTAATAGGTATAACATGATCTTTTGTAAGATTGTGTTTAGTACCACAATAAGCACACTTATAATTGTATCTTTTAAGAATTATTTTCCACTGTATATTAGTTAATCCTGTTCCATTTGTTCTTTTTAATAATCTACGATTATTTGCACGTTCCCTGTATGCTTCTTTGTTTTTATAATACTGAATTCTTAGTCTGGCTCTTACTTCACTTTGATGTTTTTCACGATATCTTCTATATCTTTCTAATCTTTTAACTTTACCATTTTCCTTTACTTTTGGGTTTGCACGGTATACTCGTCTTTTTTCTTTTTCCTTAAGAGATTTTGATTTTTTACTTCTACATTTTTTACATTGGGCATTCAGTCCGTCTTTAGAATCAGACCGTTTACCAAATTTATTTATGTTTTTTATTCTTTTACATTTACTACATCTTTTTCTTCTCATTCTTTCTGGCGCTTCCGCATTACAAACAACATACCCATACTCAATAATAAAATCATAGCCGGTTCAGGAACAAGTATTAAAGAAATATTACTAAGACCCCCAAACTGTAAATGGTGATTAAATACTGTACCATCAACAAGTGTACCAGTTAGCGTTCCATATGTCCGACCGGACACATAAAGTGGATTAATAGTCCCATAAACTGCTCTCCCATCAAGTGTAAAATTACTACCATGGAAAGTAACAGTTGACCAATCATATAATGTTATTTGGCCTCCTATTGAACCTCCAAAAATATCTACCATACTATGATCTTTTATAGTCAAATCTCCGGCTATACGACCCCCTGAAATATACACTTGACTATAATCTTCTATAAACGAAAAGTATCCCACGTCTCCGCCTGAAATAATTACCTGACTATTATCATACGCACGTAATGCATTTATCTCACCACCCCAAGTGATGGTTATTTGACTGTTACCAAAAGCTCGTGCATAATCTATCTGGCCATAAATATTCAATAAACTGGTTTCATAAACCCAAAAGTTGTAATCCGTATTCGCTCCACTTATAATATTAACAGTGGTTGGTTCACCCCAAAAATTATTATTTATATGACCATTTCGTTCACTCATAGAAAAAGAGGCTATATTATATATCTCACCATCATCAAAATATATTGTTGCTTCCACACTTGATATAATAAAACAACACACTAACACCAATACTAACATTACCTTTTTCATTCTACTATCCTTTCAGCCAGAGTATCAACACATGTGTCGTTTTACATAATCATCAAATTTTTTCTTTTCTTCTACCTTTGCTTTGGATATACTACCACGCTTTTTCTTCTTCGTCTTTTTCTTAGCCACTATCCACTGTCCTTTCGGTCAAAATATTAAAACATTTAGTAGCGTATCCTACCTGATAAATACAGTCGTCCAGTGCATTGTGTTTATTTTCCTGATCAGTTCTGTCGTCGCTTTTCTTGTACGGAATCCCGGCCAAATCCACCAGTGTACGTAAATCTCTACAATCGCGAAAACTGAAAGGTAAATTATAATTTATCTTGTTGTACGCATTCATAAGAATTGGGAAATCAAATGTAGCGTGTGCCCACACACATTTACATTTATTACAGAAATTGAATAAATAGTCAAATACTTCCTTTACATCATGTATCGGCTGTTGAAGAAACGATCTGTTTGTCTTATTAAGCCACCACTCTACAGTCGATGCGTCCATAGTTAGACCTAAATCCATACAACTTTTCATACTAACATTCATGAGGAACTCACAGCCCGTTTTACCGCTTATCCTGTCAAAATAACACGCACCGATTTGTACAATAACAGAATTAGGTGTAGTGCCCATCGTCTCCAGATCGATCATGATGTCTTTCATATTTGCCTTCCTTTATTTATATTTTTTAAAACAAAATAACAGCCTACCCTACTTACTGCCTACACCGGTTTGGCAATTTTCGTTCGCCCTTCCCTTCACTCATTAATTTTAAACAGGTACAAGCCACAAACTCATATCCTAAATCAAAGTCGTATTACTCCTCGACTGCTTCATCTGTTTATTTTTTAAAATATTACAGGATAAAAGTACTCTCTCTCTAATACCTGTGCTTCTTTTAAGTCGCCACCGCATGATCAAAGATGGACCTGCGACTTCGTATCACGACCTTAAGGTTAATTCCTTTTATTGAAGGTCAAATAATTCGACCTACACAATTTTTATCCTGTAATTAACGTATCGTCAATGACGTTTTTTGGTATATCCGCAGTCCTTTGATGTTTCGTGACCCATCCTTTATCGCGGTGTTCACAGCAGCCGAATCTATAACCAGATACTCCACTGGAACCTTACTTATATCCGTTACTTCGAATGTCCACCGTTTCTGTGTGGTGGATTTACCCTTCTCCGCTTCGACAACAGCAGGGGCATGTGTTTTATGTCCCTTTGCCGCGTGGGCCGCCTGCAATTTGTGTCGTTTATCCTCTTCTTTTTTGGCTGCTAACTCCTGTGCTGTATGAAATCCGAGTATCTTCTTCCGGATGATATCGTCTGCTGTCCTCAGAGGCTCAGTCAATTCCTTGAACAATTTATTTACTGCTCTAAGTGATTGGTTCAAAGGCACAGTTATAGCCGTGCGCTTCTCCTCAATTACCCCCAACCGTTCCTTAATGGCCTTCAATACTTCAAACGCCTTGTTCTCCCCCTTTACTGTTTCGATGGCCAATTCATTCGCGTTACTTACCATCGGAACGTTTTTTCTTTTAATCTTGGTTATTTCTTCCTTAGTCAGTAACTCCGCTTTTTTCTCTGCCATTGTTTTGTCCTTTAATAAATTTCTTCTCTTATTTCTTTATTTTACCTTTATAATAACTACCTTCTTAGCCACAAAGTCATAACTCACACACATTCCATTGCTGGTTAATTCCGCGTGAAAATCGGCAAATCCCTCTACCTCTTCCACCACCGTCTCCCAAGGGTCGTGTAATTCCTCTTTGGAAGCAATCATTAATGATCTTATCAGTTTGGTTATAACCCTATTCGTGTTTCTGTTACTTTGGAACATGGCTGCTATTTCATCACTAACTTTCAGCGGAAAATCGTCAGCGGTTAATTTTTTAGTTCCCGACTTCCTTTGTTCAAATATACTACACGCCGCATGATCTTTTGAATTTCCCGGAAACGGGCAATCAGACACATCATCACTGTTTTCAAACCCACTACACTGTCCACAAAAATTATTCATTATACTCCCCTATAAACATAAATCTCGGTTTACCACAACACATGTATTTTATCTTTTGAAAAAGTACTTCATCACCGTCAATCATACGGTGTATATCTTTCATTTTCGGTTCGACACACATTCTGTCGAGTGATACCCCATTTAGTATGAACATATACTCATTTATATGCCTGATAATAAATTTCTTACACGTATGACCTATAGGACTCGGTTTACGGGCAAATCGCCTTGGGTCCTCGCATTTATCAAATAAGAAACAATCAATACATACCATGATTATCTCCACCTTCTCGCATAAAGATATACCCTTTTGTACCATGGAAGAGACTTCGCCCTTAGTCTGTACCGCATGTGTCCTTCAAAATGAGGCCAAGTTGTTCTATACCAAGTTCCCTCTTTATGGAGAATTTCCAGATTATCAAATCCTACTTCATCTGCCATTTTATACTGTTTATGGCCCATCCTATCATATATAGCCTGATTGTTGTACAGACATTCTGTAATTGAGTAACGCCGATGAAATATCCACCATAAAAAGTGTTTCACCTGACGATACCACGTGTTTGGCTTAAATCTCCACTGTTGTATTTTTATTTCTTTTCCTTCTTCCTTCCACATGCACCCATGCATTCATCCCAATAACCACACCATTTAGGACTACACAGGAAATTGTACACCGGGTTGCACACAGGAAATGAACCTTTACTTATTGAATCAGCTATAGATAGAGTAGTAATTATAAACCATTCTATCCTTCTCTGACTCATCATTCCAAACTGCCATTCCACCATAGGCACTTTTATTTTCTTGAACACACACATTCCCACTTTTGGGAACACATCTGTTACTCGTTCAGCCATATCACATATTCCATATGTGGTTAACTGGTATGAATCATCCAGTTCTGCTTCGGATTTGTTTTTACTTGCCGTCTTGTAATCACACACTACGTTTTCTTCTGGAGTTTTCCGGAGAATAGGGGTAAGTGTCCCAGCTACGTCCATATAACACAGTATTTTTACAGGACCTACTTGTAACACAAATTCCTGTTCGATAAGGCGTGGTTTAAGTCGTGGTGCAAAATTGTTGATGTATGCAGCTTGTAATTTCTTCCCCCGAAGTAACACGTCCCGCTCTTTTATTCCTTCCCAATCTCCTATCTCCTTCTGTTTATCGTGAAAAGTGTCACAAAAATGTTGAATTACCTGCTTTTCCTTTCTGTCCGTCCCTGTCTTCCGTTTCTTGATGTTGTTAAATTCACATGTTCCGTGATGGCATGTACCTTCCATCATCGACACGCCCGGTGGTCGTTTCTTCCCTTCTATGTACCTTTTATAGTACTGTATTGGGCATCGCATATACATATTTATAGCCGACGGGGATAGATGTTCGTGTGGTAATTGCAATTTCGTGGTAAGATATTTATCCAACATCTCATCAGGCACTTTAACTGTAACGGGTATGCCATTACCACTTATTCGTCCTTTTTCACTTTTAACCTTTTTCTTCTTAGTCTTTTTCTTTTTCGGCGGCATCCAGTATCCTTTCCACGTCCTTGATTATCGCGTCAATTGCATCCATTGTATAGATTCTGTATGCGTCCATTTCCGTCAATGGCCTTGTTATGTTGTGCGTACATAAAGCTATTTTTTCAACGATAAGATGATCATTTTCCATTAGTACTTTAATCAAATTTTTGTCATACAAATCGGATGGTGATCTACACACAACAATTACTATTCCGTATTCTATACTATAATCACCAATGTTGTGTCTGTCCACATCTATATCTATATCACGTAATTTAGCGGAGATAACATTCAATAATACCCCTACTACTTCCTCATCACACGCTGAATGCACCAAAAAATTAAGAACCATCGTTATATTCTTCGCTTATGCGGACAAATCCCTTTGTTAATCATCTTACCACAATTACAGTTCCAACAAAGCACTTGATATTCCTTTGGAAAATTATTATTTCTTAACCAACGATAAAAAGCCGGTCCTGACAAGCTTGATTTATGTTGTGATTTATGTTTTCGTCTGTGTTCTGCTCCATCGTTATTTACATGATCTATAGTCAAAAAATCAAGTAAAGTTTCACCACAACACGAACATTTACCACCATAATGATTAACTATAGACGCTTTTAGTTTCCTATTATGTTCATTTGCACGTTCATTTATTTGTGTACGATTCTTTTCACAATACCTTATAGCAGCAGCTTTTCCCATTTCACTCTGTTTATACTTTTTAGTACTAATTTTTCCCTTAGTACTTTGCTTGTATTTTTTCCTACTAAGTTTTCCTTTTTTACTCTTCGCATACTTTTTTCTACCCTCTATCTCTTTAACACTTCTTCTACGAACCATCATCTATCCCCCGTTCCAAATATTTTCTATATCTTTCCATAGATAATATTGAAAACACGACATTAGGTGGCGGATAAGGTCTATTAAAGTGTACTCGACAAAAGGGCGTGGGCATAGCACGAAACTGAGCCCGGACAAATAATCTCGCGAACTTCGGATGGTCTAACTCATGTGCTACATCATTGGTTATACCATCAGGTATAGTAATCCACGTAGGTTTTTTACATCTATTCTTTACAGCCGACTGGTACGCCATACGTAGCAAGGCTGCTATAATTACATCATTATTTTTCAGTATTATCACTATTTGTTACCCGATGAAACAAATAGTGCCCGCGCCGAACTATCCTGTCGACGCGGGCGGTTAGATAGTCATGCATTTATAATGCATTATATCACGATGGAACAATTCGCTTTGCCGGTTTTCTCCGTTTAAGTTGTTCGTGAATTTAAAATCGCCCGCTTTGCCATTAAGCTATCCGGCGATCAATAACGCCGGAGTGAGACTCGAACTCACATCGCACGATCAAGCGAACAACACTCGACCCGACAAACATCGTAAAATAAGCTTAGAGCAATAGTCTCGTACTAATAGTTGCCACCGACTTTCCATTCCGAGCCGATGCGTCTGCCAATTCCGCCACCCTGCGGGGTATAATACTTAATCGCAGGGGCAGGATTCGAACCTGCAAGCAACACATAAGACTTAACTTTAGCTTAATCTTATCCGGGGGCATTCGTCCCCGGCTGCTCCCTATTTACTTGGAAAAATATGACTGAATAATTCCGTTCCCACAGAAACGAAAGAAATTTCCACGCTATTTGCTTCTTCTCTCGCGACCTTTACCGCCTCTTGCAACTTCTCGATGCGTTTGATAATCGCGGCTTTTTCCGACTCCGGCATGGCCCCAGACATATGAATTGTGGTCCAGTGTCCCACCATCTTGTCGATGTTAATTATTTCCGCCTGTCCCGGCTGATGTTCGGTCGGTTCGAACATTACGTGCGTCGTCGGGATTTTTTGAGTTTTGACGGTCTGTTCCTCTTTCGTCACCCAACAATTTTTCGCCTCATCCATCGTCCACACCCTATCCGGTGGTAACGTCGGAATGTTGTAGGCAAATGTTCGCAAATCGACCAACTGTTTTTCCATAAAGAGTAAAGTGGTAACAGGAATCGATTTAAACACGATTTTGTTGTCCACTTTTACATCGGCTCTGGCCGAAGTATTCGCGGAATCCTGCGTGGCTACACAATCAAGAAAATTAACATACTCGTCTTTCATTTCTTGAATTGCGTCAGGAACCCGAAGTTGTACCCTACGAGATTCAGGTGGAAAAATCTCACCCTCTACATCCGTCGGTTCGTACGTACGGTTAATACCACCAATACGATCATTATGCCACCCCCTGTGTATTTCTGTAAGAAGTTTTTGGGTTCTCGTTTTCTTACCCTGTACAATTGCAATTAACTGGTTTAACTTCATAACTCTCTCTCCAATAAATAATAAATCGTGGAGCAAACCGCACGACCGTCGCGCGATGGACATATTTCGCCGAACACCCTATGCCGCGTATTACGTATCTCGCGGCCACGGGTCGTGGGCATCCACTTAGTCGATTCTTAAGCTAAACCTACTGCAGATAGTGCTGACAGCGGCCTACTCCACAACCAAGTTATCCGACATTTATCGGGCGTCTACTTCTATAACGTCCGGGACGTTGATTCGGTTTCATACTACAGTTAAATATACCACCCGTAGTATATTCGCTTGAGTTAAATACACTACCCGTTGTGTCCGGATATATTTCGTGAAACTGAGTCAATGCGCCGGACGTTATAAGATCGAAGATCGAACACCGTCCTTTCTCCAACCCCCCGGAGACTTAACATTAACACTCTTCCTTCCGAACGTTGAAATATATTAGAAAGGTATTTTCAGCTACCGGAACATTGTTTCTTTCAATGTAGACATACTTCTCGGATATATACACATACCCCCGCCGAATATATTATAGAAATATTTCGAATACACGGGACATTGAAGGAAATACATTTCTCACACCTCCGAAGAATGAGAGAGGTGAGCCCGGTGGACAAGGCCGAACTCAACCTCAATCATCTGAGAAAAGAGATATTCAATATCTCAATCCTCCGAACAAGAAACAACGACAATTACCAAAAACACACACGCCACCTAATGAAAAACAATCGGAACAATAAATTCATCCTCCTTGTGCTTTTGCACTGATGATATGTATTCAACAAAAGTGTTGACTACTTCACTCGTTTCACTACCAAAATTTTCAAGTGTAAAAATCCCGGTTTCAATGTTGTACGATAACGATTTGAAACCTTTGTCTTGGAGTAGATATGATATATCTGCCTCAATTACTACCCCATCACGTTCAACACGGAGTTTACCTTTCGTACAACCAGCGAAAAACAGTAACATAATTATTATTACAAATACAATTATGGACCACTTCATAACTATACCTCCTTTAACAAATTATACGTCCCACTCATAACCAAACGTGTCCATAGTACATGTACACGCACCACCAGCAGCGGTAGTTATTTCCACGCCGAACTCTTGTCCTGCAATAATTATATCCTGCACAACCGGGGTCATGTTGGGAACAGGCATAATGACGCCAGCCTTATCTGTACTATCAAATCCAGCTAAGGTTACATCACTAAGCCACTGGTCCATATTACCGGCAACACCATACAAACCAAATGTTACCACAGCGAGAGCAGCATCAGCAGATAAATCTCTCACACCAATCATAGTAGGTATTCCTGCTTTGTTGAGAGGACATGTCCACAATGACATTTCCGATAGTGCTGCTGCATTGAGATTGACGAGCAACCTACTCGCTAACCTCATAATTCCTCTGTCTTTAGCATCCGCCATGTTGTTCTCCTTCTAAATAAAAATATTAATCAGCATTTATCATTAATACATCACCTTCGTGTACTAATATTTCGTTTTCATGTGTCATTATATCAAACACATCTATATTTGCGTTACCCAACAGTGTGTCAACATCAGTCATAAATCCGTTCAAAACTGCTCCCCAACTTTTTCCACCATCATCTAATAACGGAAAATTATAATTGGTTGTGTATTGTACAGCCATAATTACTCTCCTATAATAATTATATCGTTAGTCCGTAATGTAAATAATGACCGTTTTGGTGTAACAGTAACAACAAACGTATCACTACTACCCACATCGGATGTATCTATATCGTGCGTTTCAACAACACCTAAATCACTATCATAAACAAGAGTACCACCCACCCTTAATTGAAAATTAACCCCAAGTAATTCTGGGTCAACCACATAAGACCCGTATAATATACCATTACCAGATTTGAGTAATGCTTCATCATCACCATATCGCCATATACCAGTAGTTATATCACTGTGTATATCATACCCACCTCTGTTAAATCCTGTATCTTTACTATTCAATGACCAATACACATCGAATTCTGTGCCACTAAATCTTTCATTAATTCTATCACTTATATCACTTGTGAGTCTTAACATTGAAGCAGGTCCGGGGCGACTACCCATACCTTTAATCACATCAGATATACCAACAACATCATCTATCTCCATCGCCTTATCACCGTAAAACGTTAATGCCTTAATCCAAACTTTTCTACCTATATCCACATCATCAAATTCTAACATTGCGTTTGAATCAAGTGTAACAAACACCTCACTGGCCGAATGGGCAACTGCCTTAGTACCATACATACCCCTCATTAAATTATTTAATTTCCATCTATTAACTACTGCTGGAGATACTATTACATCATCACCCGGTATACCCGGTCCAGCTTCCAAAACATTAACTACTCTTACTTCGTAAAAATATGTATCTCTTGCAGTACCGGTCCACGGGGCAGGCATACCATCAACATAAGCACCATCTTTGTACGCTCTATCAGCACCAAAACTTACTGTTCTACCTAACTCTGTAGCAGATGCCATATTCCATGCAATGAATATTACTTGTCCATTGGTAACATCTAACGGCGTAATCAATTCAAATCTTTGAAGGTTATAACCTTGAACCCACACCCCTGCTGCAGTAACTGCTAATCTTGTGGAAGGAGCACCAGCTACTCCATCATCATCATAAATACCAGCAATTACAGCAGCTGCACTACCAACTAAATGATGGATTTCAATATGAGTAATAGTCAAATCTTTTGTCATAGTCCATTCTTGGGCGTATCGTTTATTACCAGTTGTATTTCCAGTATTAACTGCGGGATAACCATCACTGGTAATAGTATCACCAGTAGTTGTGTCACCAATTAATGTTATATTATACCAACTACCAGATGTTGCTGAAACACCGAATGGGTCTGGTAAACCACCCGCCCAATTAGAACCAGCAACAACAGCACGTCCAGTTTGTACATGAGCTTTATAATAATTAGTATTACCCGGAGATGCGTCTTGCACAAAAGCTATCCAGTATGTAGTTCCAGCAGTAACGGCAACTGGTGTAATAAAATCAATTGTTTGAAAATGTCTACCAGTTGCTTCTTGAACAGTAGAAGCACTAACTGCTAACCTGTTACCGGGAGTATTAGCAGCACCCGTGTTGTCATACAGAGCAACCATAATATTGTTGGTGTTTACGCCAAGATGTTCAACGGAAACACCAGTAGCAGTATAATCTTCTATAGGAGATACTGCTATAGCTATTCTATTAGTATTAACCCACGGGGAAGTACCATAAATATAACCTTCATCATAATTTCTAATTTCACCACCACCAATAAGAGGACCAGCTACGGTTATTGCTGCGTGGGATAAATCTTCCGCATCTTTAAAGGCAATTATTTCATTACCTAATCTACATAACTTTTTTTCACCAAAAAATTCAATATCAGTTATTGCTTGATCTGGTTCACCAACTGAATCACCAAGAGATACAGTTATTTCATCGCTTTGACGAAGAATAACTGATGGGTATTCTTCATCAACATCATAAACTAAAGTACCAGCTACATTCCACCCCTCAAGTACTGTACCGCTACCAACTGTATCAACTAAATCATACGATACATCATCCCAACTTCTGTACCAATGCCATCCATTAACTTCACTAGCCATAGGTGCAAATGAAAGAGCTACCTTATTACTTAATCTACTCTGTAAAAAACTTATTTGTGGAGCAACCAAATCAGACACTTGAATAACTGGTGTTTCTTCATGGTCCGTGTCTTCCGAATCATAATCGTCTTTGACTATAGAATACATATAACTTGCGTCTTCTACAGCTTTTATTGCCAAACCTCGTCCGTCTTTGTCTTCATCAATTGATACAATTCTAATTAATGCATCACTAACTGCATACTCATCATTCAATGTTCCTACATCACCAGTCTCCAACAACATATTCTTATATGATAAAATAAAAGTGTACGCCGAAAATCTATACATTGATTCAGCAAGATACCTATACGCCATTAACTGTGCAAGACCGATATTGGTTATACCTTGTAAATTAATCGTCTTAATCCTAACATTACCAGATATTCTCTGGTCTACTTCATCATTTGCCAAGGCGACAGACGTATCGTATTCTTTGGCTCTGTTAGTCCAAGTTATCTCCACCCTGTTATTCGTTTCACTATATTTTCTTTTAGTGATTTTGACAGGAGGTTCCGGATTTTCCGTATCATCCACAACCAAATTATCCCGGTCTATATTAAACGTGGGTGGTTGTTCTTTATAAATACCGATATTTATCTTACCCTCGGACATAAATAAATATCCTTGGAAGTGAGATAACACATAATCTATGTGGTCAAGTACTGGTTTTCTGCTCTTAAATACAAAACTACAGAATATATCCTGATCACTACAATATACTCTTGCCATAATAAACGAATCAAGATCGATGTACGATGCAGCATCTATTTTTGCACCATATCTTTGATTGGTTAATAAAGCGTATATTACATCGACAGGATTAACGTCCATAATTCCTGTCAAAAGAACGTATGATGGAAGTATAAAGGATTCGGAGGCATACAATCCTTTTTGTAATCTGAATGTTGCGTCTGCGTTATAACCTTGAACGAATACTAAGTCTTTATCATATTTTATAATTGAGTAATTAGTACTTGTTTCCCCAGAACCGACCTGTAAAATTACGTTTTTCTCTTTATCAAAACACAATGAAGATAACCAACCTCCGAGATTTGGAGTAACTTCTACTTCAGCTTCTTGTCCATCTAACAATAAGTCCCACTTTTTTAGTTTATCACCTTGAATAAAGTAGACTCCATTTTCATTAGCTATAATATTGTATATAGCATCAATACCATCACCAGAAGTACTGACGGATTTAATTAAACCTTGAGCGGGGTCAGCACCTTGTGATAAAGGTATACCACATCTCCATAAGCTAGTAAATGGTGCTATCGTACCCCAACCTCCAAAGTATATAGAATCACCATATACTGCAGCATCAAAAACTACATTAATATTGGCATGAGTTTCAACACCCTCGTATTCGTAAAATAATGATCCATCACTACCGTTTATAATTCCAGGTTGATAATTAGGTGCATCTCCCAAATCTCTAAGATAAATATTTTCGTATTGATCTATTCTAAGAAAAAATATGGCTGTACGAAAAATAGTAGCCATTTCATATTCCCATATCAATGCACCAGTAGTGGCATTCCACTTCATTATCCATGAACTACCTGCATTTGCTTGCATTGCACAATATACGAAATTACTATCTTTTGAGAATTTAGCACCAGTAGTAATACCTGTTTGTCCAGCAACAACACTTCCCCATGTAAATGGTATTGCCAAATCTTCGTTATTAACATCAAAAATGAATAAAGGAAGATCATTTGTAGCTTCGTTCCAGCCTTGTGAAATTATATACCGACCACTACGGTCGGGAGCTATGTCTGTAGCTAAACCACCTGATATGCTGGTTTTATTAAATACTGGTGCAAAACTTCGATTAAGTATATAATGGGCGGCGTTCAACTGCCAATGTCCTATCGCATACTCTACCGGGTCACTCGTCATTTCAAAGGTAAAATTTGGTAAATTGCTGGCTGTTCCTAATTCGTACTCATTGAAAAAAGCACAGGTTATATATCTATACGTACCATATGTTTCCCCGGTTACGGCAAGTATATCATTTTCATTATCTGAACCATCAAATTCAGTAAGTGCAGTAATGGCTATTTCTTCTTTACCAGCCCATACTCGTCTTATGTGAGCTTCCCCGTGACATATAGCAATAAGGAATGATCTCCTGTATTGTACTGTTTTTGTTTCTGTACCACCACCGCCGCCTCCTTTACCTCCTCCACCACCACTTTTTATAACGTACGGGTGTAATTCACCTATCCATATTACATTACCTGCTACCTTGCGTGTACCCATTACTATCTGTACGGGCGTACCTTTATCGCTTCTTTGTATGGGATAAGTTGCTATCTCAGGCATTTGTGTATTATTATCCGTGGGAAATAACATGTATCCTAAAGACATACCCACGAGAAATGCTGCTTCGTAACCTATGTACGAACCTAATATGTAGGCAGTACCAATACCAACTAATATTGGTGCAGCAGCTTTACCACTACGATTACCTGCAAACTTGCGTCTGTTTCTACGTGTATTGTGCCATTTTTTCTTCATTTAGCCTTATCACTCCAGTCAGTCTTTTGTGCCACATCGAGTTTTTTACTATCCCTATTTGACAGTAGCGAGCGTGTGATACTGAATGAGCAAATTGATAACCACCAAGAAATACTCCTACATGTGAATTACATTTTCCAAATCTGAACACGAATAAATCGCCTATTTTTCTGTCAAAGACAAAATCACCTATCTTCAACAATTCCTCAGTTATTATATCACTTGCCCCACTATGTATATTCCAGTCAAATTTATACTTTTTGAGTTTGTACTTTTTTATTTTTCCTAATTTATTAAGTACACCTATTATTAATCCCGTACAATCACACCCTTTTTCAGTAGTACCCATATGGCGATACGGAATCTTTTTGACAGCCCATCTACGTGCTTCATTAGCAAATAGTATATTAAAATCACTCACAGTGTTTCCTGAACCTTTGGTATGTGAATAAACCCTAAAAAATTCTGTTTGTTATCGTACACACCATCACAGGTTTCAGCTACTCTTTTATCACAACCCGGATACAAATTATATGTAGTGCCATTCGCTATATTCCTTGGAAAAGCAACAAGTGTAGTTAATACTCCACTAACAAGAGTCCGAATCATTCTTCTTTGGCCCTCATTATCACCATTCGTTAATTGTATTTCTCCCATTTCAAATAATTTTAAGTTTTCGATTGGAGTACCGTTAACAACCACATCACTCACACCAGCCGGACCAGATATCACTTCATCATCAACAAATTGTGTACCCAACTTATTATACCATACTTGTCCATCACTCGGTGATGTGTAATGTATATTGGCTACAGTAGCCACTCCCGCTATATCACCGGTCATTGCATCACCAATACTAAACGGATTTACACTATCACCCGCGTCAAACGGAACCTTAAATAATTGCAAGTCCGAATCCATAACAGAGAACCTGTCCGAAGCTACACCGTTAACTGTCCCAGTGAACAAATAATCTGATTGGGTAAGGGCGCATCCGCTATCAAAAAGTACGTGATTACACGGTTCCTGATATAGAGGACGTGGTATTTGTACATTAAGAGAATTAAGTATTGATTTACATATTAGTGTAAGAGTTTGTCTGTCAAACTCCACATCGGCAGTACCTACAAACATAACCGTTTCTAAGTCTGCAGCATACGAATCAGTCCAATTAATTCTTGTAATTGTGATTTTAACAGCGTCCAAAACGTTTTTGTTTACCAACTCGTACAGATCACCAGTTATGTTTTGTAAAGATACGGTTACTGTATCCATTTCAAGATTGATGTTATGAGCAATCGTTTCTCTGTTTATTGGTAATGATACATACATAACACTTGGACTACCCCACTTTATATCTTCACTGTGGGACGTAAAATAATAAATACCCCCATCAGATAGTTCTATTTTGAACAATTCAGCGAGTTTTAAAGTGTTATTTTTTATCGCTGTTTCAAAAGTGGCGTTTACTTCTAACGTCATGGCTTAACCTCCACAATTTCCACTCCTTGAAATTCCCACTTGTTATGGGCAAATTCAATTATCGGCATAAAATCAGAGTTAAATCTAACTCTGTAGTTGTATTTATATGTAGCAGTAACATCTACTCCCCCAACCGGTGCTTTATTAGTTAAAAATTCTATCGTACCGGCGTGTTCATCCACTTCGTAATCAACCCCCGGTGTCATTTCTACGGCGTTGGATTCCACATTGAGTATGACTATCGTTCCATCAGCTACAGCATTAGTTATGTTACCGGTTACGGTAACTACTGTGTTTCCTCCCGATCTTACCACCGAGTCGACCACCCAATTTTTATCGTTTCCGGTAGAATCGGTAACAATAAACAGTACTCCTGCTTCAAGCTGATCTGTGTGAGCGCCAGTAACTGTGAATGTTTCATCAACAGTACTAACCGCAGTAATCGAGAAATGCTGTAATTCCATCCTGTTTTCTGTGTAAGACTCTGCTTCTCCATCATAATAGGTGTGATTCATGAAATATGTTTGTAGGCGAACAGGTGCATCAACAGCCGTAGTAACCGGAGCAATAGTAACAGTAACAGTTATGTTTGTCCCATCACTAACTGGAGTACCACTACACGTCCACGAACCGTCGTTTACACCAGCCGTTATATCGAATTTTACCCCATCCTTAAATATTTCGGGCACATCACTGGTTATAACGAAGGTTTTAGTATCATTATCTGCAGACGTGGCTGTGTATCCAGTTGTTGGTTGTGCAGAAATACCATCTTCTTCTTGTGGGTCACGGAACTGGAATGTGTTAAATCTGCCCTTAGCTCTGCCGTACAGTTCTATAGCCTGATTTCTTTGTGCTGTAGTCATAATACTCCAGCCCAATTCCCACATTTTCGTGGGTGATTCGCGGACTTGATTTCTTTGTTCCTTTCCGCTATCATACCTAACCAAGTCTGTGTGCCAGTTAAGTGTCTTGGACACGGGGTGCGTTGCCGCTATTGCTATAAAATCATTAATCACTGCATGCATAACTAACTCCGTCTTATACTATGATTATCTCTACTTGCGCTTTGAACGAGACTGGTTATTTCTTTTTTCAGCGGTTTAAGTGCTTTAAACACCGACCTACTATCCATAGCCGTTATGTTAACTTGTACCGTTGTTCCACCTTCACCTCTGGGATTACCAGCCCTTTGTCCTCGGCGTAACACCCGTTCACCACTTTCAAGAACAGCCGGAAATTCATCTGGGTGTAACGGTTTTTGACCTCTTCCGGACCCAGCCATACCACCACTATGCATTTTTGATTCACCGCCGGGGTCAAAACCTCTGCTACCAACGTTCCCACCACCACCCCCACCAAATAACGAGGCCAACGCTCCGACCCAACCGGTTCCAGCACTACCACCTCTACCGGAAGTACTACCACCGAATGCTTGTATTGCTACTTGTTGAGCAGCCATATTAATTAGTGCATTCTCAATCGTTCTTATGGCAGATGTCCATACATCTCTCCAATTACGTACGTCTTTTGTCATATCACCTAACGCTGTGGCAAATGCGTTCCTAATTATTGTGGCTGACTCACCACCCACTGTCCCAAGAGATTTTGTTTCTATTGCATGCTGAGCCATTTGTGCCTTAAATCCTTCCTTAAGAGACTGACCCCTTAACGCTTTTTCTAACTCAAATTGCTCTATTTGTGATATTTTATGTGCTGCCTGAATTATTTGGAAATTCCGAATTTGTTCCTCTTTTAACGCACCACTATAAATTTCTCTTTGTTTGAAATCTTTTAATTGTTGCTTTTGCTCTATCTCCAACAGATTCATTTTCACACTAAACAATTCCTCGGCGTAACCCTGCATACCTGAGTACATGGTTCTTGCATCCTCAAGTGATTCTTCAAACCATATAGCACTGGCATCTTTTGTCTTTGCTAAATTATCCAACCCTTGTTGATACGCTTTTTCGTCCGCCTCTATCAAGGCTTGAATTGTAGCTTTTGATCGTCTTATCTTTTCTTGTTCAAACGCAACTATATCCTTCATTGCTCGTCTTTTATCTATTCCCTGTTCACGTACTCCTGCCACACCGAATGAACCAAAACCACCGGGTTGTACAGGTTTACTTACTTCTGTCATAGGTACTGTTAAATTACGTCTTTTCAATTGACGCCTTAAAAAATCTTCTTTAACAGTGCCTGGGCTCTCCATCAATTGGTGCATAATACCAAGTGTTTCATTCAACTTCCTAATCTTTTCCTGCATTGCTATTGTGTGTTCTTGGATTCTTCTTAATTTTTGGGTAGGTTCTAATCTACCATAAGAATCATACCAGTCTTTATTAGCTTTGGTTGCTTGTTTTAAATACTCAGTATTCCTACTTATTTCACTACCTAATAATCGATGTTCTTCTCTAACTTGTCCTGCTTTAAACGCAATAAGTACAAATAATGCTACTAAAGCTGTAATAATTACTAACAAAGGAGCTATCGTAAGAATTAATGCCCCCAAGGTCGTATCTAACCCCATTGCCACAAGTGATAAACTTGCAAGAGTAGTTAAACCAGCACCCGTCATAGTAAGCAATCCACCCATAGCTAATCCAGTACCCACTACTGTTCCAGCAAGAGTATCATTTGCCTCCGCTGCTTTCTTAAGAGAAGTAGTAAGTCTTTGCACCCAACCCACAATTAATCTTAGTGTTGGGGCGAATTTGGCAGCCATAAACCTCGATAAATCAGCTACTCCCATTTTCATTTTACCGACTTCTTCACTAAAGGCAGCTAATTGTTTTTCAGCTATTTCTTCGTGAGTATCCCCAACAAGTTCTAATTCTCTAACCATTCTACGTAATGCTGGTGCACCAGCAGCAAATAACTCAATTTGACCAGCAATAGCCCTTGCACCAAATAACGTCTTAAATGCCATTTGTTTCTGACCTTCGGTAGCGTCCCTTAACGCTTCACTTATTTCACCGATTAACACAATATATGGTTTTATAGTTCCGGATTGAGTTTCTATTTCGATATTTAATTGACTGAATAATCTATTAATTTTCTCAGACGGAGCCGACAAATTTAACATCGACCGTCTAAGGGTTGTACCTGCCCTCGTACCCTTAATACCAACATTAGCCATTAACTGAATCATGGCTGCTGTTTGCTCAAGAGTATTATTCGTTGTCCGGGCAACACCAGCTACAAGGGATAAGGTTTCACCTAACTGTAAAAAGTTCATGTTTGATGATATAACAGATTTAGCCAATACCGCCGCTACATGTGCTGTTTCTGTGAAAGGTATTTTAAATCCTTTCATTGTGTCAACCATGATTTCTGCAGCTTGACCTGCATCGATTACTGCAGCTTTAGCCAGTGTTACCACCGGGATAAACGCCTTCATTTGGTCCTCAGCGGATAAACCAGCAGAACCGAGAAAGTAGAATGCATCGGCTGTATTGGTAGCGGCTACATTTAATTTTATAGACGCATTCTCAGCCATTTTTGACATTTGTGTGTATTGGCTGAGATTAAACGTTGTTACAGCAGTAGCCTTCCTCATTGATCTGTCAAATTGAGAAAATTCATCAAGCATCTTCTTGAAGGTAACAGAAATTATTGCACCGAGTATAGTAACCTGTACTCCAAGCATCCGGAATGCAGAGGACATGCGCCCTATTCTATCTCTTGCCATCTTTGATTGGGTGGCTATTGCACGTGCCATTTTTTGGTTTGCAACCGCTTCCTTCTTTTTGTCGGCCTGCATACTACGGTTATTTTGTATTAACTGCTTGTTGGCATCAATTTTTGCCTTAATACCACGTACAGTAGCCTGCTCCTCCATTTTTGCTTCACGTAGATTAGCCTTTGTTCTATTCTTCATACCCGCAATGGAGATTCTGGTCATTGCATCTGTGGTTTTTTGTACCTGCTGTTTTGCTTTTACTAAATCTCTTTTTAACGTGGCTTCTTTAACGCGTAATTCTATAGAAGCTACTAATAGTGGGTCGTTGCTTGAAAATTCCGCCATTTTTACCCATCTTCTTTCTTGTCCTTTTCAATCTGAATATCAAGAGATATTCCAAAACATACGATCAAAGCATCAAATGCTATTCGTTTGCATTCCACATCATACAAATCGAGTAAATTAATGATTGCCACTAAATCTGGCGCACCATTCTCTCTTATCTGTCCTCTCAGAATGCTGTATAACTTTATTGTCTCTTCGTTCTCTGGCAGTAATTCAACAAAACAGGTTTCACACGGTGCTTGTCCACCGCGTGAACCGTCGTGCGTCTCTAAACATCTTTCGCACTTGGGCTTTGTTTCTTGCCATCGGACGAACTCTCTAAGTTTTTTACTTTAGCTTTTTCGATCGTTTCGTTCGTTTCGGACAACGACAAAACTCCATCAACGACGAATCGGGCAAAATCAGTAATTTCCATCATGGACATCTTGTTCTCGATGTTGCATGATACACTTTTACCATCACGACTAATATTTTTCCAGTCGACAATCCACGCGTCGTATGTGAGACGATTCTTCATCTTCTCGTCGACGGTCCTTGTTTCCATCATCATACCGCGCACTGGTTTTTGTTTCTTCTTGACCGTCAACCTCTCGATTCTCTCTTCCTCAACCGGTGATAACAACCGTATCTGTATACCACCTAAACTCTCATTATCCATATCAAAAAAGAACCAAGTTCCTTGTTTTTTACTACTAAAATCAGCCATCTTGTCTCCAATATCTTCTCTCAGTTAAAAATTTAGGGTGACCCAACATAGGGCCACCCCAAAGGTTACGGGTTAAGTAGAATGGAACGCATCACTTATGATCGCTCCAACACCGACCTTCGTTCCGTCATCGACTCCAGTAGCCACCGCCTGATAATAAAGCACGGCTTTGGCTGCTGTCAGATCAGATTGCCAGATACCGACAACACCTAGATCACTGATGTTTCTTGTCTCAGTTTCACTGTTGAGTACATTCTTGTCAGTACCATATCTGAATTTGAAGCTGACATCGGAATTATCACTCGCACTACCCATCGAGGTCAAATCACCGATAAACATCGCATCAGACAATCTTGGGTCTTCGACTCTGCCAAGGGTTTTGATAGTAATGTTGGCGGCAGCATTGATCAAAGTCAATCTACCTGTCACCTTGGCGGTAAATTCCATAGTACCTACTCCCGCTGTGTCGAACGTAGCGGTACTCGGAGCCTTAGTGATTGTAACATAACTTCCCACGACAGTAGCGGTAGCAAACAAAGATGAGTCAGGGATGTAGTAGCTTGTTTGGTCTACGTACAATCTGAAATCTCTCAGTTCAGTACCGTTTTGGAACGCAGTATCGATAGCGTCACGCCCGGCAGCATCTGCCAGCCTGAAATCACCAGAAACAGTGATCTCACCGCCCGCAATCATCAGTGGAGTATCAATCTTATAACCGGTTGTGTCAAAGTGAGTTGACTCGTGAATGTCACGATTTTCACCGGTATAAGACCAAGTACCTGCACCGAGAACCTGATTGCCGCTGGAAATCTCTACTTTTGCGAGATAACCGGCTTTAACGTCACTCATAATCGATTCTCCTGCTTAAAACTAAATTGCCGTGATACCCTGCCGGTTTATCACATTGAACCTGTCGGTTTACGAATAGTAACGTCGTTGATGTCTCAACGGTATAAGATTATCGAACTTTAAATACCCAGTCTGTTTTATCACTTTTACTATCATTACATCTCCTACATGCGGGGAGGATATTTTCAATAAAGTTACTACCACCATTATTTAATGCTATAACATGGTCCCTACTTATACCATTCGGGTTGTACTCAAATTGTGTATTTTCTTCTAATTTTACTCCACAGTGGGCACAACACCCGTCAAATTCCAGTACTTTGTCATTCCATTCGTCAACAGTAAATGAACCCTTAGCACCCCTTTTAAGCGATCTATATTTAGCAATTTTTACTTTAAATTTTTCAGGATTATTTTTATAATAATTTTTGTTTCTTGTTTTTATTTTTTCAGGATTATCACTACGGTATTTTTTACTATACGTGTTAATTTTATCCTTATTTTTGTTGCGCCACTTTTTATTGTACACTCTATACTTTTTAAGTTTTGCGCTGTCCATGCTACCTTACCGACACATTCTTTTCGATTAATATCATATAAGATACGGTGTATTGCCATACATCCTTTACCTTAGACTTTATAGCACCTACTCTCTTTAATGATACGCTTGTGTAATCTGTCATAATAAGAACTTTATAATCAAATGCATTTTTTAATGCACTAAACATTCTGTTTAGCTCCGAAGGAGATTTCTTCTTGCTGAATAATTTTATTTGGAGAAGAATACTCTCTCCGTCTTCGGTAAACGTATTTCTTGGCACATCACTTATTAATTGAAAAACACCGAATGGCATAACTGCGCTTTCTTCTGCTTCGGTGTTATGAAATCCGCCGGTTAATTGAAGCTTTAAAGCTGCATTATTATTATACTGACTCCATACGCCTTCTTCAAATTCGGTCATGATGAGAAAATCCTTTCTATGTCGTCCAGACTACTATGAAGGGCAGGACGTAAATATGGTTGTGCTGGGCCTGTCCCTTCGCCAGTCTCTACATACCACGCGTATGATAATGGCCCACTTGAAGCCGGTGTTTTTCTTAGCGCATCGGCTACTACTCTGGCTATCAGTTTGTCTTCGTCTATTTCAACATGTATACTCTTCTTTAATTCACCAGTGTCTACGGGCACATTGACTCTAGCCCTACTGGCTACAAGTTCAGCTGCTTCTTTAAGTCTTTCTAAAGCTACTCTTCTTACTCTACCCATAAATCGAACTGTATGATCGGCTACAATTGTGATAATTAATCCTCGATATACAAATCTATGTGCATTTGTCTTTTGTGACCAGTACTTAAATCTCTGCGCTGATCGACATTCTCAATTTCGTACTCCACCCGTGTTGTGTCTCCATATTGACGTATTTGTAACATGTCTGATATAGTTACATCTATATCACTACAGTACAGTTTATGAGTAGTACGTTTATTCTTTTGGGCAAAGATTACTATTTCTTCACCAGATAATTGTCTTAAATAACCACTAACTCCCGAACGACCGACGACAAGCGTTTCAGAATAACCACCCATGCCGTCAGACACATTACTACTTTTTAAAACACTAAATGTATCACGAAGTCTCATCAATTATGCCTTTCTTAACCAATTGAGTTTATTACTTTTTTCGGTATTGCACTTACTACAACATGGCACTATATTTTTTCTCTTTTAGCACTAATTATGTTTACTGTTTCTTAAATTTTTGCGTTAATTTTACTCATTATTATTTATTACCTTCTCGAACGGCCACCACGAGTCTGTGATGCGCGAATAGCCCTACCCTGTGTTTCCGCCTTATTTCTTGCCCGATTTCTACTCGATGCATTACCAGCAGTATAGGTATAACATTTACCACTACTACCCCACTTAAGTCCGGGTTTATTATTTAATCTACACGATTGTACCGGCATTTTAGTTATCCTTCAATACGAGCGTTTGTATGTTTTGCCTTTTGACAATTACTGCCAATGCGGCTTTATGTAGAACTTTGTTCTTTTTTACTTCTTTTGCTTCTAACAACGTGTCAGCCGCCCGTTCTGCTTCGAATTGTTTTTCAGTCTTCGCCATAATACTATCCTCTTCTTTCTTTTAACCATTCATCAAACTCTATGCCTTTTTTATTGCTTTTCTTAGTATTACAATCACGACAACAAGGTACTAAATTTTCTATTTCGTGTTTACCACCTTTGGTTACTGGAATAACATGGTCTTCACTTATACCATTAGGATTATAAATATTAGATATATTTTCTTCAAGTACTACATTACAATAGGCACATTTTCCGTCGTATTCTTTTATTTTGTTAGCCCATTCTATAGATGTTATAGCAGTACCATTGACCAATTTTAACACTCTACGATTTCTATTATTAGCAGCTACCATATCTTTATTTTTATCACGGTACTTTTTAGTACGTTTATTTATCTTTTCTTTGTTGTTTTTGTGATATTTTTGTTTTTGTATGCTTATAACTTTTTTGTTTTTTATACTATATTTATGATTATATTTTTTCTTCGCTTCTTTATTTTCATCACGATATTTTTGACAATTTCTTGTTATTGCCTTTTTGTTCTTCTTATAATAATTTCTAATATAGACTTCACATTCTTTTTTGTGATTATCACGGTATTTTTTCCGGTAATCACTACGACAAATTTTACATTGAGTATCTAACCCATTACCATGTTTATAAAAATACTCAAGTGTTGCATGGAGTTCATCACCACACTTAGTACATATTCTTTCTTCTACTTTAATCATATTTATTACCCGTTTGGGATACCTAAGTTCGTGTTGATAGACTCCAAATTGAAGAATTGTGCCCGCTTGGCCGACGTTTCATCGGACTTAAGGGAATCAAGACCAGCAAATATGTCGTCGAGATTAATGCCCCTGAACTCCTTCTCATCGTCGCCTACTTCTTCTCTCCACAGAACACCGGGATTGTCCATAAGTTGCTTAATGAGGATAACAGCCGGTCGTTTGAGAGAGACAGGGTAAGCAGACGAAGCCCATGTGGAGTTATCAAAGTACGCGTCTATTGTACCTTGAATGATGGGTATCGCGTCAGAAATAAATGAATACTTATCGTCAATTTGTAACAACGTTTGTACTTCCGATGGTGAAATTACGACTGCTGGCATAAAATGTCTCCTTTATTTATTATTCTATTTTTAGCCAATTAGATTTATCACTTTTTCTGGTATTACAATAACTACAACACGGTACTATATTTTTTATTTCATGCTTACCACCTTTATTTAAAGGGATAATATGGTCTTCGGTAATTCTGTTCGGATTGTAAATATTAGCTACATTTTCTTCTAACTTCACATCACAATAAGCACAACACCCATCATACTCTAATATTTTATTAGCTCATTCTTTAGCGGTTATGCCTTTACTGTTCACAAGTTTTAACAAACGGCGATTTTTGTACCTGTATACTAATTTTTTTTTTTTATTCTTTTTATATTTTTCTTTTCTTAAAAAATTAATTCTTTCTTTGTTTCTTCCATTTTCCCATTTTTTCACTTTTTCAGGATTATTTTTATGATATTCTTTTGATTTTACAGTTAATTTTTCTTTATTGGTTTTAGAATATTTCCTATGTGCTTCATTACGACAAATTTTACACCATGATGATAATTTATCATTACGTTTATGAAAATATTCAAGTGTTGACGGAAATTCATCACCACACTGAGTACAAATTTTTGTTTCAATTTTGTTCATTGTAGTCTTTATACGTTTTTCTTGGCGTGATTATACAAAGCCTTTGAAAAATGTACATTGGTGAAATTATTTAATATTAATTCTCTACCAGCATCGGCTATAGGCTGGTATTCTTCCACGTTTTCCACAAAATGTGACATGTACCCATCAAAATTTCTCTCGTTTACTTCTATATAATTTCTTTTTGGAATAAATCCCATTAAATAGTAATCTACATGACGTTGTGCAAAACACACACAACCAGCCATAGGTATTTCAAGATATTTAGGTACTACGTACCAGTCGGTAAGGGCAAGCCCTGCCTGCCACTTAGATAAAAATTCAAGAAACATATTCCCACACGGAACTCTATCATCGTTCAGGAAATGCTTCACGTAATCAACATGATCTCTACGGTAGGCCCAATTTCTAAACTTGTACGGCCTAAACCCCTCTATGCCTCTCCATAAGTGTCCACTACCAAGTATTCCTTGTTTACGTTTTACCAAAGGAACATGATCAAATTCCTGAACTTTTGGTGCAACCGGGAACCAAAAATGCATGTGGTCCCCGTTGATTCCTAAGTGCGGACGGAGAAACTTTTCAAATCCCTCAGTATAAGGACAGATAATAAAGTCTACACCGCGCTGTATAGCGCGTTCACACCTATTTTTTGCCCCAAGTTTACTAAATGCTGTTCCGTCCCTGTACGTTCCCTTCATATCTTCTTGGTGAGGATCGTTGAAGTATGAGTATTTGGTTGCTTTATGTTCTGAAAGGTTAGGGAACTCTGCGTGATACAGACTGTGAATATCATATATAACTATTACATCCACATCATCATCAATATCACACCCCTCGGCCACAATCTGTATAGAATCCCAATCCGGGGATTCAAGTAGTGCATCAAGCATGTGCTTGTATGTTTGTGAGTAACTATTACCACTTAGTTTGTGATCATTCGGATTGTATATGACTGCTAATTTCATCACGCAATCTTCCTAAATATCTTCGGTTCAGGCCAGTCCAACTAACATTAGACCTATTTCTATACTTAATACTTTGTAAATGTCGTTTTTCTTTAGTTTTAAACTTTTGTCTATACCTGTCACGACGTATTTTCGCTTTTGCCTTACCCTCTGGGGTACTATAAAGCTTTTTTGCGTTTTCTGCTTTTTTCTTTTTATCTAAATATGGCATACTAATTAATCTCTTTTAGCATGAAGCCAATACTTGGGCCATAGCCTTTATAACGATCACTGCAATATTTATCGTGTTTTTTAAAAGGACTACCGTCATTTTCCACATCGAGATAACCAAAATCTTTAACAAAATCATCATCATCCGTAATGAATTTGTTTACCTTAAGACCATCGAATACCGTCCTGTCTTGTTTTATTTTACCGTATAAACTCCTAAATAGATCATGTATTCCAACGACCTTTACGTTGTCATTCTTAAAGCATTTACCAGCTAACGATACTGCAGGAACTCCCTTAGGACCGTCAATCAGTACCGCTATTCGCTTATCGGAAAATACATCTATTATCTGGGATAATAGTGTATGCGCATCACCATTTATTATGGTTATGTTATGAAAAATGGATGTTCTTACTATAGCTTCCATTTTCGTTTTCAAATCCATACTTATTAACGGTATCTTAGTAAAGTACTTACCAAGTATGGTGGTGGAACCACCATTACATATACCGGATTCGACAATAAGTTCAACATCATAATAGTCTGCCAATGCACAAAAGGCAAACCCCTCACTGTTAAGTATACCTTTCGATAACTTAACGTTAGGCATAACTCTCAAGTTAAACCTCTGTATTCTTTCGTTCATTATGTCCATTACATTCATAATACACTGTCCATTCCTAATCTTAATAATACTGCATCTGTCCCAACAGCTATCATTCTGTAACCTTCGACTACAGCCGCTTGCAAAAGGATTTTGTTTGGTTCGACTATGTGTATTCCTGCGGGGCTACCGGCATCTTTACACATGTCTAAATACCTACGCATATATTTGTCAAACAACATATCATCCATATTTATGTCTATCGAACCTTTAAGATCAAGAGGTCCAATAAACGAGCCATCAACACCGTCTACCCTGAGTATCGAATAGAGATTATCCATAGCTATACTATGTTCTATCTGGACAACTAATGATATGTTGTTATTAGCATTTTTTATGTAGTCTTTAAATGTCCGCCCGTATCCATTACAGTGTGAGTAACCGAATCCTCGCATACCCTTAGGTGGGTATTTTGTGTATCTAACAGCGGATTCCGCTTGTTCCACATTATTAACCATCGGCACGATTATACCTTGTGCGCCAGCATCTAATGATCTACCTATCCATTTGTAGTCATTTTCCGGCACTCTAACAATCGGGGCTACACAGTGTGATGATATAACAGTAACCAAGTTTGCTACCGACTCTATACTTATAGGTCCGTGTTCCAAATCGATACATATCCAATCGAAACAGTTGGAACCGGCCATTATGTCGGCAATAATAACTGAGCCTGTTTGAATCCAACCACCAACAGTCGTTTTGTCTGATTTAAGAATGTTCACAGATGTCTCCTCTTTCGAAAGGAACTAAGTTGCCCGGCGCAGGTGGGTGACCATTTAATACACTCATACAATCCCTTGCCGCCTGTGTTTCCATATCAATTCTCGTACTAAGAGTCATGGACCCGACGTGTGAGGATAACAATACTTTGTCGTGAAGAATTAAATCACCTTCGTACGGTTCGTCACTGAACACGTCAATTGCTACACCGGCCAATTTCTCCGAATTGATTAACCAGTATAGTAATGCTTCTTCATCGAGTATTTCACCACGCGATGTATTAATTAGATACGACCCTTGTTTCATCTTACCGATGAAACCGTGGTCTACCATGTTATGGTTATGTTTACTCATTGGTACACTAACTGATATTATATCACTTTCGGCCAACACCTTGTCCAGACTTATTGATGGTACAAAAGCATAGTTTGATTCGCCCCACCACGAAGTAACCATGGCATCATTTGTATCGTATGCCAGTATGTCTTTTGGGCTGAATGGCTGTAATCTTTTAATTACCCTTTTACCAATTCTACCCACGCCTACCACACCAATTACTAACTCAGATATTTTTCTACCAAGAGGTCTATCCCACCGTCTGTGATGGATGGAATTGTTCATTGTGTGTAGTTGTCTTGTCATATTAAATATTTGGGCAATAATCAATTCGGCTACGCTACCGGCTGGGGCATCCGGGGTGTAGGTTACAACTATTCTATGTTTCTCACAGTACTTTAGGTCCACATTATCGAATCCCACACCCATTCGTGAAATTACTTTTAGTTTAGTTGCCGTAGATAATACTTCGGAATTATACGATTCTGTTCCAGCTATTACTCCTTCCGCGTCCTGTAAACAACTAACTTCTTCCATCCCCGCATCTGCAAGAAGATATCTCGCCGTAAGGTCGAAAGTACCAAACGTGTTGTCTCCCACAAATATTTTCATTTCATCAGTCATGCCAATAAGGCCTCGCACTTGTAAATCCTTCCAACAATGTCCATGAACTCTCTCGGAGCAAACTCATTTATAAACACAAAATCACCAAAAGACGAGTTTGGCTTACGCGCATTTCCAAGAAATCGAAAAGTACCGTTTGTTACGATATATTTACACACTTCGTCAACCAGTGGTGCATCCTTATAAAAAGGAGCAAAGAATACTTCTACCTGAATACACCATATAGTATTCAAGTATTTACCCAAACTTTTGATAACTTTTAAATCATATCCTTGTGTATCCACTTTCAAAAAATTAAAATGTGGCTCCATCGAATCGAGTATCGTGTCCAACCTGATTCTGTTTACCTTAATAACCTGCTTTATATCAAGGTCCGTTGGGCTTTGTGGCCTCATAGACGCAGCCGTATCTTCTACCTCAAAAAAGGATGAGCAATCCTGTTTTTTTAACACGTTAAAATCGGTTATTCCTTCCTCGTCCGAGATAGCAAGTCGTAAATGACAATGATTCGTAGTATTGAACGAATTGTACAACGGATTAAAGGATAATATATATCCCATTTTATCCAGTTCTTTTTTCCACTGGTTATTCATGTCACCAGTAAATCCAACATCGATCAAATTGAGCTTAATATTATTAGTGCCCATATTATATAACTTTCTTTATTCTTTCACTAAATACTTTAGGTATTAACTAATTAAGTTTATCACCTTTTTTACAATTACAACTAACACAGGTAGGTACTACATTTTCTGGGGAATGTTCACCATTTTTATTAAGCGGTATTACGTGATCTTGGGTTAGATATCCCTGTTTTGTTTCTATATCACTAATACTACAATACGCACATCTGTAATTATATTTTATTAAAATTTCTTCCCATTGTTCCGCATCAACACCAGTTCCGTTAGTTCGTTTTAGTACTTTATGATTTTTAGCATATGCCTTACATTTATCTTTGTTATTTTTACGCCATAAACTATATGTTATACTTAATCTATCCTTATTATTTTGATAATATTTTTTATGTTTAATACGTACTTTTTTCTTATTTTTATTATACCATTTCTTTTTTCTATCTGATTCTTTTTCAGGGTTAACTTCACGGCGTCTTTTAACTTTTACTGCTATTTCTTTTTTATTATCACTATAATATTTTTTCTTTCGTGTAAGCAATTCTTTATTGTTCCTACGGTATTTCTTTGTTCGTTTACTAACACATACTTTACATTCCGAATTAAGTCCCGAACATTTACTGCTTTTTACATGAAAATACTCGGTAGTCGCCGGTAACTCATCACCACAACCCGTGCATTCTACAGTTAAATTAATTACTTTATTTTCCTTGCTACACATAGTCCGGCCCTTGTTGCACTTTTATATATTAGTTCCCATTCATGTCTACTGTCCAATATTTCCTCATACGCCCGGTGATTCTTTATGCTTTTCGGAAAGTGTATATCATGAAGGGCTATAAAACCACCAACCGGTAACATATCCTTCATTATCAACCATTCCGAGTATCCACAATATTCACCAGTGTCACAGAAGAAGAATTGTGGAAGACCATACGTTTTTATAGTCTCTCTTATAAGATCGGTTCTACCTTCCATTTTACACTTACCAAGAGCCACATCTTCATCCGGTGTATTTTTGTATCTTGATTCCTCAAAATACTTGTGTTCAGGACCTATTACATCTCCCGGTGCTATAGACCAACCTGTTATGTATGTCTCAAGCCCCATTACTGGTTTATGATCGAGTTTTGGTTTAATTAAATCGATAGACATTACCCTGACAAGACTTCTGGCAAAACACCGCGTAGAATAACCACTACCTGTTTCCAATACATAATTACAGTTCTTAGCAAGACTTATCAATACTGTTAATTCACTATCAGTCGGACTACCCATCACTTCTCCTCTTACTCGTAACTATCCAATGTTTATTGTTAAGAAAACGAATATCTGATATATCTAACAGACCATCGTATCTGTCATGAATTTCATCTTTATTCCCAAAATGTCTAACATGACATTTCGCTGGTTTATTTGGCACTGAAAAGAATACCCAAGTCCCTGCTTCTATTTCCTTAACAAATTCCAAATCCCATATTATATGTTCAAATATTTCTTGTGCAATCACACAATCATACTTGTTGAGATCAGCTGAATACCTAAATGTATAATTGATTAGATCAATTGTACAATCTTCGTTATTAACACCCTGTAGCATAACCTCAGCGTAATCAAAAGAATCAGAAAATTCGTAACCAGTATACGTCTTTGGTCTAATCTCGTCCACAACCATAGCAATCATGTGCCCAAAACCAAATCCTACTTCCAGTACATGTTTCGGTTCGCAAGTAGCCTTTATTATTTCAAGCATTGGCCTCATGTACGGAAGTATTTCTCCGTATTTTGGATTTCTCGACCAAAATTCACTGTAGTAAACATGGTCTTTTTCGTTTTTGTCTATGTCAGGTCTACGTATCATATTTTGTCCCTGTCAAGCAATTACCCAGTTTACTTTATTACCTTTTTTAGTGTTACATAGTATACAACACAGTACAATGTTATTTATTTCGTGCCTACCATCTCTGTCCAATGAAATAACGTGATCTTTACTTATACCATTCGGATTATATTTAAATTGTACATTTTCCTCAAGCACCACATTACAATACACACAACGACCATTATACTCAGTTATTTTATCAGCCCATTCTTGTGCAGTTATACCTTCATCGCCTACTAATTTTAGTAATCTACGATTGTCGTTATGAATTTTTAATGACTCTTTATTGTTCTTACGCCATTTCTTTTGTTGTAATTTTATTTTCCTACAATTCACCTCTCTGTATTCTTTTTGTTGTATGGCTATTTTATTTTTATTATTATCGTACCACACTTTTTTCCGTTTTACTTCTTTTTCTTTATTTTTATTACGCCACTTTTTACCATAAATTTTCATTTTATTTTTATTTTTACTACGCCACTCTTTACTATGGACAGCAGCACATTTTTTACATCGTTGTTGAAAACCAAATTTTCCCTTTTTATTTTTATAAAAATGTTCAGAAATAGCTAAAAACTTTATATTACAATCAGAACATATTATAAAATTATATGTAGTCACTTATAACCGTACTCCTGTAATAATAAGTCTGTGTCCACGTATTGAGTTTTGGAGAGGATTATTATTAGTGTAATATTTTACCCAATAATCATTGAATTCCATTACCTCACTAGTTTCCTTTATTAATACATGCGCTGAATCAATGATAGCATGTCTCTTTATCTCGTTAATCAGTTTTATTATGTCAAAATTAGACGAAAAATACCTAATACCTTGTCTATCCTGACGAATAATAGAACGTAAGCTACCACCTACACTCCACTTAAACAAAGTAATATGAAATCGTCTAGCGCAAGTTGTTATGTTCTTTATCGCCGTTACTACAGGATACGTGTGTTCAACCACATCACACACTCTCACCAGATCATACAAAATAACTGGTTCATTGACAAATCTCTCTATAACGCCTTTGATAATGTTAACGTCCGGATACATCTTAGCTATGTAATCAATAAACGATTTTGACGTTTCCAACACGTTATACTTTATAGTTCTTATCTTTCTTATCTCCGGGTATTCTATTAATTGTCCGGGTCCTATTTCCAGAATTGATTTTATATTTTCATGTTTTCTAATATACTCTATATACATTTTATGATATAAATCTTTTCTGTTATGTTCGATAAACCCTACATCACCGGGCTTATATTGATCCCACTTTTTAAGTAATTCCGTCATTTGGTTCCTATGCCAATTTTAATTCTTTACCAAATATTTTTAGTTTTTTCCAATCTAATTTATTTTTCTTTTTTGTATTATAATCTCTACAACATGGAACAACATTATCTATTTCATGTTTACCACCCTTATCTAAAGGAATAACGTGATCTTGACTAATACCATTTGGGTTATAAATATTAGGTAAATTTTCTTCCAACCTAATACCACAATAAGCACACCTACCATTATACTCAAGTATTTTGTGTGCCCATTCCTTAACAGTTGTCCCTTTGCCAGATAATTTTTTAAGAATTTTACGATTTCTTGTTTTTATTCTTATTGTGTCTTTGTTAATTTTATAGTATTTTTTATAGCGTTTTCTATTACGTTTATTCGCCACTTCTTTGTTTTCCTCATACCATTTTTTATTACGTTTGTTTATTGATTTTTTATTTTTCTTGTATTGTATTCTATAGCGTTTTCTCGTGCATACCTTACAGTCTAATCTTAATTCGTTACCTCTTCTGTGAAAATATTCCGGCGTATCCGGAAATTCATCACCACATTTTATGCACTCTTTCATTATCACTCAAGTATTCCCATCACATCTTTAAAGAACTTACTATGCACAGTCGGGGTTATAATATTAAAGTTTACACCAGCTACCCTTAGTAATTGCATCCCTTCACGAGTTAATTTATCTTTAACAATACACTGTTCATAAGTAGCATCATCTGTAAAGCCATTACCATAGCAATGTTGATTTCCTTCACCATTAATTAAATCTTTTCGTGTATGAAGACAAAAACCGTCAAACCCTACTGCGTAAATCCTTTTTGCACCAAGTACTTTAGCAATGGCTATCGCGAGAACCCCGGCTATCCTGAAATGTCCATACAGAATACCACCTATATACCTGTATGGTACACCCGGTTCACTTTTGTAATTCACCTGAATATAATCACCACCTACCGCTGCTCTCAAACTTTCAACGATTCCTATACCAAGCATCAGTTTGGATTGAGAACGTATGCAGTTTCTTTGATCATGTAATCTCTGATTATTAGTCCATAAATGATAATCAGGGATGAAAAAATCAGTCATTTTATTTATACCAATGGTTACCAATCTTTCATCCTTTATAAAGTGACGAATTTTTTGATAATACTTCCTTGTACCATCACCAGCACCAACAATCACAAAATCTCTGTCTTGTTCCGTGTTTTCATACCAACTTAGGCGGTTCACGAAGCATCCTTTCAAATCCCCACTCACGAGTTAATTTGCGATAATTAATAGAAGATAATCCAAGTCTCGGACATCTTTGGCACTCTACTGGTAATTCTGATACTTTGGTTGAATTGTAAAATTTATTCTTAAATTCAGACATAATGGGATTTTGATTATTATAAGTCCCATATTTTTTGTTGGAATGAATGTGACAACACGGAGTAACATATCCGTTTAAACCAATAGTAATTCTATGGTTTATTATTTGAACACATAAACATCTTTCATGGTACTGACCCGGTAAATTCAACTTTATGTTAATGTTAAAATCGTTTCGAGCAGTTAATTCGCTAATAAAGTTTAAAAAATTAGAGTCTGGTTTTATTGTTTTGTACTTATCTACTACAGGATTATACTGGTGAAATCTGATTGTGTTGACACCCAATTCTTCACAAAATTTAATCACATCAATTACATCCTCGTGATCGCCTGACATGAGTATGTAATTAATGGTTATCTTCTTTCTGTCAGGAGTAGACACAGCCAGTTTTATATTCTTAATTACTCTGTCAAATTGTTTTTGTGTTCCACCACGACGTACGGCATACTTGTATGCTGTGTACCCGTCAAGACTAATTACCATGTGCATATACTTAATCATATCAACAAATTTATCGAGCAATTGACCATTAGTTATTACTTTGTTAACAATTACTCCGTTTTCGTTGGCATAACTAACCATTTCCCTGTACCGGGAATGCATCAGTACTTCACCCTCGCTTTGTAGTAACAATTTATTGTAACCACAACCCTTCAAATAATCAATTATTCTCTGATATTCAGACATCGGCATTTCGGAATCAGTCTTCTCGTTATGTACCCATAAACAATGAGGACATTTGAGATTACATTTATCCGTAATATGTATGACCGCTACTTTATTCATTATATTACGTAATCGCCCTCTGGTACTTTGGTTTTGTTATTCACGGAGTCAATTATCTCCCTAAGTCTGTCAACACTTTTTTCTATTGATAATGTATCAGTATCAATAGTTAGATAATCATATAATTCCTCATAAAAGTGACCTTCTCTGTACGGCATCATTTTTCTGATATAAACAAAACTTATCATCGGGTAATTGGCACTTATCGTTCTTCTCGTGTATATCACCGGAGCAATTACTGATACAATTACATTAATTTGTTTAACGAGTTCCCTCACCAACCGAGCTACTCTATAGTTATGTTCTGATCTTTCATCAAGGGAGAATCCAGCGCCCAATAATATACTGTCCCTCATTTCGTCCCCATCAACTATAACAGTAATTGATGTCCCACAAGTTTTAAGTATGTGCGTGTAAAGTAGCATTATTATTCCTCATAACTTGACATACTACCTGTTTATTTCCTAAAATAGCCCAGCATACTATTCTGTGGTGTCCATCTTTAATACTAAATGATCTTCCCTCTTGAGCAATAACTACTGGTGGTTTAGTAATTCCCTTAATTCTTATGTTATTGAATAACTTCATAAAATTTGCAGCTTTAAATACGGCCACAGGATGCGATTTACCATACAATCTTTGCATCCTATAATAATCAGTATCCACGTAATCAAACTTAGTACCTGTAGTAGCACACTTTACGTACTCAAGGATGAATCGGTACATAGGTGATATTTTTAAACCGAGTACGTCGTCACATTTTGCCGGGAACAATGATTTATACAACTCATACCTTTTGGGGTTATACTCAACAGTAAGACTATCGATATCTACCATGTTAAGTGATGACATTTTTCCGTTTGGTATTACAAATTCAACCATCAGTGTCCGATAATTTAGATATTAAGTTAGCTACGTTGCTCGGTACTCTCTTTTTCGGGTCGTTCTTACCAAAGATAACACACATTTCTTTGTGTTTACTCGGTACGTTTTTCATGATATTTTCTATCACTTTTTTCTCAACGACAAATAAACCTTTACTCACAAACAATTCAATTATCTCCTCTTCTGTTTTGATAACTGTATGTCCGTTCTTTGGTTTATCATTAAGCGGATGATTAAAAAATAGTAATCCACCCGGTGTCATTATTCTGCAGATTTCGTTAACACCCGCCTCAAAATGATTGTGTGTTAACGCGTGATCAAGGACTTCCCAAGCAAAAACAATGTTTGTGGAACTGGTATTAATTGGTATATTGGAAAAATCACCCTTTAAACAATTGATTTTATATGGTAACTTATCCATTTCCAAGAATTTGTCCATCAGTATATCAATTGAGTATTTTTCCGCCTTAAACGGGAAAAATCTTAGCGCACCACCATACGCTCCCCCACCTATCTCAACTACTGTTTCTATAATTTCGAGGTCCATATTATCAGTAATCACCTGATCAACATTAAACTGGTTATATACTCTCTTGATGTCCTCTATATAATACTCATCCTTATTGCCCTCCCAATACTTCATTTCGAAGTCTGGCGACCATTTACCTAATATTTTGTGTCTTCTCTCCCGCCACATTTCAAGCACTTTGTTGTTTAACTTGTACAAAACTCCGCAAAGAGCCTTTGGTCTTCTTTTGGAATAGACACCCAATCTTAATAAACTTTGCCAAGACTCGCCCTTATAATGAATTATGTGAGTTTTAGTTGTTGGAACAATTCCCCTTGATTCATTAAAAAACTTCATCGGGAAACCTTGAAATTTTAAACCACTCACAACCATACCTTTTGTGAACTGATTCGGGTCGCGCGTATTAAGTATGAATCCAAATGATACCTGATCACCACCACCCCACAAAATATAACCATTCTTTTTTGCTGATTTATCAGCTTTCTGTGTTTTTATGGTTAATCTTGACCATTCCTTAAGAAAACTCCTAACTAACTCGGAATTTTTGGCCAACACTATGCCACAATTTATCGGCCAACTTATATTTTCATCATCACGTTCCTTATAACAAAAACCGACGTCAAAATCAGTAGTAAAGAACTTACCCATTTTCCTGACAACCATCATGTCTGCGTCCATTAATACTACATTCTGTAAATCTTTGTTATCCTCAAGTATTTCATGCCATATTAATGATTTCTGCGCCGTTTTGTATTCTTTGTCACCAGCCTCACACCCTCCGTGTTTCGATTCCTTTAGTACCACGTATGGTAATATCTTTTTTATTTCATCAATGTACTCCGGGTCGATGTTATGGTAATAAAATATAACATTTGCCTTACCATCATACACCTTATCAATGCTCTGTAACAGAACGAACACGTTATCGATAAACTTATCGCCATAAGCGGAAAAGGCAAAAGTTATTTTGTTATCTTCTACATTCGCCAATTCTTCTTTCGCTACTGCCGTATCAATAATCTTATGAAAAACGTTGACCATGGAAGTACCAGCATCCTCCATACCAAAACATTCTTCGGCCTTAGACCTACAATCAGCGGATATCTTCTCCCTGTTCTTTTTGATTTCTTCCCACGCTATGTGTATCGTATCAGCAAACATTTCCGTATTACGTGGGTTACTACTGAATAGTGCATATGGATTACCACTACCACCTATAATAGGTAACCCACAAGCCAATGCTTCCCTGATTATTCGCGTAGCTATTATATGCGGAGTAACTAATAAATCAGCCGCTCTATACTGTTCCCCCATATTAGGCATTAAAGTACACACATCGCCTAATAATCCCCTTTTACTCAACTGATTAATTATTATGTATATTGGGTCTTTTTTGTTGGAAGGAACACCATACATATGTATTCTTCCAGTTTGGCAATACTTTTCAATAAATCGTACAGCCGCAAATAAAATATTAAACGGTGTTGTATCTTCCCTCCACATATCGGCAATCATTATGTTGGGATTACCCCTACGTGTATCATAGTTACGTTTTTTCCCAACCGGTTTGTACTCATTCATATCAACCATTGATGGAACAAATGCCATCGGTTTTTCTGGTATTAAATGTTGAAAATAGAATATATGTTCTTTCCAGAACGTAACCACGGCCTTGTATAGATCGTTATTAGCCACTTCTCTTATGAACGAATACACAGGTATTTGCCCATATTTTTCCAACAGGAATGAGTTTTCCGGTCTACCGTGGAGACACAGAATTATCGGTTTCCCCATACCTTCTAATTCTATTGGTATAACCGAATGTCGTACGAATATGTCAGCATTTGCAGCCCAATCCATGGACTGTGTGACTATATCGTTGTCCTCTTTGTCCTCACACCCCTCGTTTTTCAAACACTTGGGACATACTGCACAATCAATGAACTGAGCATCTACCCCAAACATCCGTTCTGCGCGAATCAAGTCCCTTACTGTGGCATACTGTCCCGATCTTCCGGGTCCGAATGCCGCAAAATGTGCTACTTTTAGTCCATTTAGATCAGTCGCCATGTTTCTTGTCCCTTAATTTTGTCTCGTTCTTAAAAAAGCGGACCCCCCACGGGGGGTCCGCTCGCACTCATACTAATCGCAGTTGTCGAAGCAATTTACGCAATGGCTGAAACCCTCTGCCACTGGGTTTCATTCAGGTACGCACCGTAACGACCCCACCCGGCAACAGTCTCGGCAAAGGCCAGAATGTCTGTCTCTGCGAGCAGAGTCAGGTCCATTCTGTTACCGATCTTGTTTTTGCGACCCGGAATCGTCAGATAGCCAAGAGGCTTGGACGAACCAGCATCACCGGTCCACTTCGTTGCTCCATCGTCATTGACGGTGGTCCAATCGAGGTAGGAGGTGTAAATCGGCGTGATGTTGTAGCTAAGCCCAACACCAGAAACGGTAAGAGTCCTTGCGGGATTCAATGCCATTTCGACACGATGCTTCATCGACAGGTCAGTGTACAGAATCAGCGGCGTACCAGCGGTAACGCCAAGGCCTGTATCCCGGTGACGATTGATCAGCGTGTACGCTGCGTCATTAATGGTGTACCGGTCTTTGTCAGTGGTCGTAGTGGCCAGCGACGTATACACGGTATTGTACGTTTGGGATAAGGACTGAATCATATCATAGAACAACACGGCCTTTTCCTCAAACCATTTGCGTCTGAACTCAAGGGCGTTGTCCTCGATGGTCCACCATTCGCCATCGTCAAACCACGTTTTGAGCCATTGCAAGGCACCACCGTAAAGATTCAACGAAACGGTAACCTCTCCACCAGAAACGCTGTAAATCCGGGCTTTGTCGCCATCGCGGACCTTTTTGAAGGTCAGGCCGGACTGAGAACTTCTGACGGTGAAACTTCCCGTCTTAACGTTGGTCAGATCGATCGAGTCGAAAGCTGCTTCGTACCCGGTATCCAACTCAGCGATATCGATGTGAAACTTGTCAACGATTTCAAGGACGGAATCAGGGAAATTCTGAGAACTTGTGAACTCCGTGATACCAGCCTTCCGAAGTAGCTGTCCAGCCCGCATAGCCTGCGAGAAATTATGCTGGATAGCACCAATAAAGGCATTACGGCCTTTCTTGGTTCCGACATTGATCATGTCGTAATTGTGAAAAATCTTACCAGTCTTCATTGCTAAATCTCCATAACAGAAAATTGTGAACTCACTTCAACACGAATATTGCTTGTTAGGCAATATTAAGTAATAGTCAAGGCATCACTCGGAGACTTATCATCTTCGAAGCCGTAACCATTGAAGTGAACCATCAGTTCCGAAACACCAACGGCTTTTGCCTCAAGAGCAATAGCCGTGGCCTTAACCTCGGAACCCTGAGTCTCGAATTTCCCAGTACTCATTCGGAGACAAAGCTTCTCCCCTGCGTAAATCGCAGAAGCGGGGAATGCAGTAACCTGCAGCTTTGGAACCTCGTAAGCAGCGACGATAACACCGCTCGTTACAGTCTGCAACGGGAGGATGATCGCATCACTCCGTACTGCAAACGTACCGGCGGTAAAACCTTGTACATCCGAAACCTCATAAACCTTAGCCTCGCCCACCGGGCATCGGAATCCGAGGACATCCGAACCAGTGGTCGTACTAACATCACCAATACTTCCCATGATGTTATCCTTCCGTATTTAAACACTTATCAACATTATTGACTGTCGTCAAACGAAAACATCAACTGCCGTTGACAAATATCCTATGCCGCTGACGCGACGTTACTAATTAATCATCCTTCTTACTATCACCACCCCCGATTAAGGGGTTGTTCTTCGGGTCCGTCATGTCCACGTCTTCATCACCCACTTTATCCTTGAACAAGTCCGGGTTATCCTCTGGTTTCTTGTCGTCTTCCTTTACTTTTAGTTCGATACCGTGTTTTTCGATCAGTTCAAGTTCTTCCTTGACGGCATCGTTAACTTTTTCCTGACGCTGATCATTTGTGAGATCGCCTGACAAATCAACACCACGACCGGTAGATAGTCTGTCCTTGATATAATTGACTACCTGTGAAGACTTGTCAGCCAATTCCTTCGAACCGTCAACGAGAGAAGTTGTCTCCGCCTTGTCGCGAAACTTTTGGAGTTCCACACACCGTTGTTTGAGGACGACAATTTCCTTCTCAAGTTTTGTTTTGATCTTTGTCTCGGCGTCATGAGCAAGTTCAATGACGGTTCTATTCGTCGATATATCCTGCTTGTTGTACAACTCACTCATAGGAATGTCCTGCTTAGCGATAGCTGCCTTGATATCTAGTAAAGACAACTCATCCTCTTCACCCTCTTCGCTAATGAATGCTCTTCTCAATTCTAACTCTTTTCTGTCCTTCATGTCCATTACTCCTTATTCATTTCTTGAATTGTTGCTAACACACCAGCCCCGGAGAATCCCGGATTATTAACAGAAGAACTGCCAATGGCCAGATTAGTAATTTTGTCTACATCCTTCACAAACCAAGTACTAAACTTATCTTCTCTCGCCAGTAATACATTCCCTTCAATAGAACATATGTTAAGTTTACCACTCTTAATATCATCAATTATGTCCGAATCGGTGATATGTGCTACAGCAAGAGCGTGTAAACTGTCTTTTATAGTTTTGGTGAAAGAATGAATTACTCTTCCCACCTTACGTTTTATATCTTCGCCCGGAGCATTATGTCCGTGTATAATCCCTACTGCTCCTTCTTTGATTCTTCTTGACAATTCTTTTATAGCACGAAAAGACCATATTTTTCTTTCCTTCTTATGGTCAATCTTTCCACTGGAAACACCTTCACCACCGACATCGTATACAACTAAAAATGGATGTGGGTCTGTTCTTTTTATCTGTTGAAGGAGTTCTGAGGATATACAGTCAGATGCACTCATTTCTGAAATATGCGCAAATATTCTTACATCCATAGACTTGTTAACAAGTGCATTACCGCGCCTTTTAGATACAGCCACTTTTTTCCTATTTACATACTGTATTCTTAGTAATAGCTTATCGGCAGCGTTTTTCGCACACAGCACATCACCAGTTAGGTCCTCAACCCTTTCAAACTCACGTACATAAGCTTTTTGAACATGAGCAGGTTCGTGCCTAACCGCTTTCGGAGGTACTGTAGAGTATACTATAGCCATAATATTCCAGTCTTTATATTGCAGTAATTATCATTCCAACGCCGGGGCACTCACCACCCACACCCCCATCAGCTTCCCATACGTAAGGATAAAGGTATCTAATACCGTTTGCGTCGAACCGCATCCACAGCATCTTGTTGTCACCATCAGCAAACACATTTACACCGCCAGGCCATTCATCATTAGTTAAGGTAAGTGTATCCAACCATCTACCTGTTTCCGTAGCCCCACCATCGCCAGACGCTCGTGCCGTACCTACTTGAGCAGCCTTAGTGGCGGCACTACATATTCGCATAGGCGGATTAAACCCGTTTGCAGACCCGGCCCAACCGCCTCTATTGGGTGATCTGTACCCAATCAAATCAAAAGCAAACGTATCATCGTCAGCACATACTTGACCACCAAAACTCTGACCGAACATGGCAATAATCAGGTTTGAAAACTTGAACTCAAATAATGAAAACAAATCGATACAGTTTGCCTTTTGCTGGTGAAACGTAAAGCCAGTCAATACATTAGCTGCAGCCGCATCGTTTTCTGCCGCAACCGCCCTCAGGATTTCCTAAGGATGCATCGGCGTCATTAAAATATTTTCATCCGACATGTTAATAACTCCTACTAAAAATAGAATTTATTACCGATTATTACGGAGCAGCCCAAGTATAAGCTGCACCAAGATCAAGATACGTGATTATTATTGCATACCGACCAGCGGTAAGAGTAGTCCAATTGTCTTCGGGCTGCATATTAATCCAGATCGCTTTCGGGGATTGGGTTGAAGCAATAATAGGGGACCCAGCAGCAGCAGTTGTTATAAAATTATCCAAATCGTCAATAGTGTCCGTTGCGAGAACATCACCTGCACCACTTGATATACCTATATCAAGTGATATAATATCATCGGGGTCAGCCTCGGAAGATACTACAGCCTCTATACATCGTACTTGCGCACTTATAAGTTCACCCCAACCCGGTACTAGTTGACCGAGATTGATAAATTGTTCATTATTATTGGCTTGAGTATCATCAAACTGAAAATCATCCGCTGATGCGGCAACCACTATTGATATCGTTTTTACAACAGTTTTCAGACCCCATATTTGATCGACGGCTACTATTTCCCCAGATGAAATGACTACGTTACCAGAAGAAGCAACGATATCGCCTAATACTGCTTGAACATCACCCGCACTCGCAACTATATTCCCGGTAGTGGCGGTTATGTCACCGGATGAAACCGTATGGCCGCCAGAAGCAGTAAAAGTACCATTTGTTACTTCTACATTTCCGCGCGAATACCGAAGAAGGCCGCCGCCTCTTACCACCCACGGTCCGCTTCTTCTGCCTCTCTGACCAGCGGCGAATAAATACACTATCGACATAAAGCACAGTACGAACAACAGACTTATTTGTTTTTTCCTTCTTTTCGACATCGTTAATTCCTTTTTTTTTTTTAGTTACGGACCGATTCTTAACTCTGTGGACCGACATCAACAGAGTTAGGTGATACTGCGCCACCCGGACCCAATATAACTGCCACTTGCTTTGGGCTGGTTCCACCTGCTGCTTCTGGGTTTATTAAAGGTTTTGATTCCGGTGTTACATGACCTATTGTATCAGCCGTTCTTGCACCTTCACCAGCACCTAAGTTCCTACTTCTCTGTCTGTTAGCCATTACTATCTCCCTTATCTAAATTATCAAGAATATCCCAAACTACTCCAACTATTGTGGCTCCGTGTACTTCACCCACATAATCACGTAGTTTTTTAAGATCGTTTATAGATATATCCGGTTCATCAGAGCAATTAACAAGTGTTGCTAACTCGTACCTCTTGTATTTTAATTCGCCGGTTTCTCTCTGTGACTGAGGAGTATTCGCTAATATAGCATTGGTAAGTACGGTCCTAAGAATTATATTCTTTTTCTTATTGTCCTTTAGTGTGTCGTTGTTAAAATTTTTTAACTCTTGGGTTACGTCCAATTTCATATCATCACCTTTTTTACTTAGTCCGGGGTCGGTGCATCTGTTCCAGTTATAATATTATCAGGAATACTATGTTTAGGGGGATTAATAATACTTATTTCATCATTAAACCTAACCTTATCCTCGTGCAGTTTAGAAAGACGAACTAAAGCACGTATTGTTTTAGAGAATACTCTTTTAACAAATTCAGGATTTGTTTCTAACGCCGATTTATTTGCAAAAGAAAATTTTTGTGATGTCCTGTACACATCACCTTTTATTCTAATATCAAGTTGATTATTAACAAGTAACTTTATAGCCTGTAATACTACAATATCATATTGATCTGGAATTTCTATACTTATTACAGACACGTTATTCTCCTATTTATCTTTTACCTTTACCTTTTGATCTTGTTTTTTTACATCCACCTCGACCACGATTAGCCCTTACACCCTTACCACTACCATTTCTTTTTGGTGTCCCTTTTTTATTCATAATCACCTTTTTAATTCTTATGGTGCATTAAGTTGTACTATCCAATCTACATCATCACTATCAGTATACATAAATATTGTTGGATCATCATCCTTAACCCACAATTGACCGTATCCCGCAACTACGGCAGGAGAAGCAGCCATTTTTGGCATATAATATGAGTACGCGTACATCGCAGTAAATGATGTACCAGCTAAACCCACGCTACCTTCATCATCATTATACGGAATAATTTGATCAACATTAATTAAATTGTTTTCATTCATGTCAATATTACCACTACCCATAGTTATAGTATCACATATAACTAAAGTATCAATAGTAGCGGTATCCAGAACATGTAAATTACCCGCGAACACTGATCTACTGGCTATAGATGTTTCGTAATAACCAACATCAAGAGATGTCATTGCATTAAGGCAACCAAGCTCATGAATTTGTAGTATTTGACTTATAGATAATACAACATCATAAATTCTTACCTCATCAAGCCAGCCATCAAAATCGTTTCCATCAGGAGTATCGACATCTTCACCCAAACTTATGTCTGTATCTGTAGTATTTATTGTTATACCTGCTGCTGACGGGCCCCCATCAACAACACCATCTATATAAAATATTATTCCATCAGAACCAGCACCACTGGAAGTCACAGCTATAGAATGCCATTTACCATCCCTTAAATCTACTGCCCCAGCCCTACCTCCTCCAGCAAGCTCTACTGTTTGTACACCGGCTGCACTTATAACCCAAGAGAATCGTTTTCCTGCACCAGTAGCAAATACTCCGTATTCGATAATATATTGATAACCAGAACCTATTGGAACTTTGATTCTCGCAACATAAGTTCTGGCATCAGCACCATTAGGTATATTTGATGGTCCACCTATTGTGTGACTATGAACACCCCCGCCATAATAGAAACATTGACCAATTATACCAGTCGCTTTTGTTGGTGGCCCGGTAACAACAGTACAATGATTACCATTACCAGATAAATCTTGAATAAATGAAGCTCCGTCAGTAGTATCCATATCCCACCACGCAACGAGTCCTGCGTCAAGTGCGAAGCCATGGTCTATGTGTTCGGTAGTTATAAAATCAGTAAATGCATCGTGACCTGTGCCAGGATTAACTATATTATTACTACCCATGTCAAGAGCGCCAGTCATTGCCCTTATACCATCTACTAAAACGTATTGTGCATGATCATCATCAGATAAACCCGATAATGCTCCATGATTATTAGCTATAGCCGTAACTCCAGTAATTGATGAACCACGAAAATCAGTAACATCTACTATCTTTGCATTATAAGTACCACCATAACTATCTTTAGTCTGCATTACAAAACGATATAAAAAGATAATTTCAGCAGCAGGCAATGAACCGAAACTTAGTATTTCGTTTTGTGCATCCTCGATAGCTGTAGCTTTAGTAGTATATTCTGACTGACCAACTATCATTTTAATAGGATACTGCCAATCATTAGTAGCCATTAATGTGTATCCAACCCACTGACCATCAGTAACTTCCGTTAATGTTCCAGCATTATCATATGCTAATCTATCCTCACCACCCGCACCTGTTTTAACCCACGGTAACACAGATGCAGCTTGTTCTACCCAATTTAATGAACCGTCACGGTATAGCACAGGTATTTCAGCAATACCCGTTGCTCCACCACTTGATAATATTTGCTCATATTGTCCAGCAGCAGTTACTGCATCAGATATTTTTATATTTATATCTTCATCAAAAAACTCACCATCTTCAATATCCATTTGTAATGCAGCATCTGTTTCCGTATTTTTAATATATTTACTTGCTGCAAAACCAGATTTATAACTTGCACCTAAATTAAAATGTATCCAAGAATGAGTTTCACCAGACATTTGTAAATCATGAATTTCGTTTGCAAGTAAAAGAGCAGCATTAATTAAAGTGTTCCAATATACAATAATTACTAATGCTTTAGATATAAAAATCTCACTAAGTAATTCATCCGAAGGATTAATTATTTCAGAAATTACTGCCCCATCATAATATATATAGTGTAGTCCAGTAGTATCAGCTATAGTAATTGTTTCCGTTCCACTGTCTGTATACCGAATTCCATCAGACCACCACGCAACAGTACCAGTAAATGTAAGAGTAATAGTTGGAGGATTACCACTATCAGTAGATAGTGCTATAGAACTGGCATCTTCAAATCCATTTAAATTATGTACTCTACGTTCTAATCCTGCTTCCTGTAATGATGCTTCTACAGTAGTACTAACATAATAATTACCTACGTCTTCCACACCTACTAATGAAGCACCAGAAGGGGCTACTATAGCACCAGTTTCTATTTCAGTATAATATCTTCCATCATGATCAGCAACGACTGCAGATGGCATATCAACTAAATCTACATGATTAATCGAACCAATACCACCATAAGGACCGGGGTCACCCTTCGGACCACGACGACCTTTAGTATGTGATTCTTTAAGATAATCTTCTATTTTTTCCTTCATCCCCAAATCTAAATGAATTGATTCATCAAGAACATGTGCAGTACCTAACTTAATTTGGGTAAGTATGTCCTCATTTATATGTATTATTGTACTGAAAGTGTGTTCACGTAAATCTTTCAGTTCAAACTCGTGCTTAATCAATTCTTGTTTTTCTTCGACACTTAAATATAGTTTACCTCCACCTTCCGGAATATCGGAAGTAATAAGATTCACAAAACCTTGCTTACCTTGTACTGCATCAACTGACAATTGCATCCTCCGGTTCTTCTTCCAATTTTTCTTTTAATGTCCTATTTTTTACTAAATTCAGTAAAAAATCAGCTTCCAAATCATCCTTTACTGTCCTACTACCGATGATACGTTTCTTCATACCCAACATTTTAGTAAGTATTTTTATGTACATTGTGTAGATGTTGGATACTATAACTATTTCCTCAACTTCATCCTTTTTCCATTTCTCTACAGACGCACCTACGTCAAGACCAGTAGTAGCAAGCTTCGCAGCCATGCACTTCGTAGGTGATGTAATAAAATCTCTGCAAGCCTGAGGCCGTGTCTCGTAGATTCCACAGCCATCCATAACATGATAAAAAGGACACGCTGAAATAACATTCCCAACCATCTTATTAATAAACCCGTCTTTTTCCACCTCAGTAAGTCGTGGTTCATTAATTAAGTCCTCATCAGTAACTGGTATTTTCCACGCTATACAACATGTGCCACATTTACGACAATCATACTCGTCATTCATTGCGGCTATAAATTTGTCCGGGTCCATGTTCATTTTTTCTCAATAGTCTCCAATCTTTTGTCAATTCTGTCAAAACCTTCTTTTACCGTTTCAACAAAAGTATCTGTTTGCTGTTTTTGAGCCTCAAGATGCATTTCAAACACCTCTTTATCAACTTTATTGATCTTAACTTCATCTATTTGCTTACACTGGTTTACTTGTTCGTTCCTCATTACCCCCCACGCGACACCAACTAATAAGGTAGCCACCATTATCGTCCATAACAAATGGATTAGTTTCAAATCCCTTGATTTTTCTTCCTTAGCCATCGGTCTACCTTTCGTAGTTGTTTATCCTTGAGTTTCATTAAATCTTGTACTACCCGTGTTTGGCTGGTCAATATCATCACGTGCGTTAGGACTTATGTTAGTTTGTTTCGTTTTTTCTACGGCTACATTCCTTGCATCGTCCTCTTTTTGTTGCGCTGCTAATCTTTCCCTTTCCTCGGCAGGATTAAATCCTGGTATCTTATCCCAGAAACCTTCTCTGGAAATTATCTTGTTTTCAGCGGCTACCATCCAGAATCTCGTTAACTGTTGCCAGATTCTGTCACTCATAGGTTTAAGTCGAGGCTTAATAATACCTGTTTTTAATTGAGTACCGTTAGGGCCTATGTTGAAATTTCTTATGGTAATTACATTATCAAACATCTGCTCATAAAACGACTTCCACGAAGCAATATCGTTCGCGGCCACTATCTCTAATGGTTCCCCAAGACTATCGGCTACAGCCCTGTTACTCATCAAATCCGGAAATCCCAGCCAACTCACGGCTAACCCGGTAGCCCCAGAGACAAGCTGTAAGTTAAGTAATATTGCTTCCTTAATTGTTTCATAAAAATTGTCCGGAACAACCATTTTTAATTCACCCGATGAAACCATCATCTGCCCTAAAGTCCATCCCGAAGCAGTAATTTTATTAGTAAGTGACTCAGCTTCATCGGCGTCAGCTATTTGTACAGCCGGTGTCGGGTGTGCATACAGTTTGTTCGATTTTCGCCAATAGATAAGATCATTACCTATATCGTCAAGACGAGACAAAACATTAGCAAGTGATGGACTACCTTCTATAGTATCATCATCGTTTAATATTTTATTAAAGGCCACAAATGCTATATTTTCATTAACTAAAGCACCAGCCGGGATTGTGTAACCTGTTTTCTCACCAGTTTCATCAGCAACTTCTACTTCTTCCCAGCTAACAGCGTACGGCGAAGTCATGTTGTTAAGACCCACTGGATAAACAAAATACTTGTATTTATTCCATGACATATATTTAACTTTAACCATATTATCAGTGGAGTCCCAAGGAAGATTAACAAGACACTGACCTTGTTTTTCCGCCTCTTTACTCAACTCAGTACACATTCCCTCGTTAAGTTGGTTTTTGTCTATAAAGCTTTGTATGTACTCCCTCTCTGGGGAATTTTTATTACCACCTTCGATTTCTAAACCATTCGGTATTTTCAAAGCAGCAGATACATTAATTATTCTCTTGACAAGATCACCTCCTATACCAGTGTTAGCGCGATACATACTCATTATTTCTTGTATCTGCAACCCACGAGTCTGGTATTCATTACTACCAAGATTACCGCTGCTATCGTCTTGAAGCCGAAGCATAAGGTTTGCATTGGTTATCTGAATCGCTTCGATAATTATAGCATACTTAAGTTCCATCGCAGCAACTTCCTCAGTATGCATTTTCTTAAGCGTCCTTTTGCTAACCCTCTTGGTTCTTTTTATACCAAACATCTTTGCTCCGATTTAGGATTTCGTACTATCGGTTTTAACTTCGCCGTCCTCATTGGCTTTGCGATTTATAGGGTCACCCAACGCAAGTCCGCCTTTACAAGGTCGATGCATTCTTATATCACCTTCCTCATTCTTCATTTCGACGGGATAATCTACCTTCTCGTCGTTTTTTGCCTCCTGTTTCTCAGCTACCCTGTCAGCGTTCTTCTGTCTTTGCTTAGTCTCGGCAGCTTTCGATTCCTCTTGTGATTTCATGTCAGCAATGTGGTCCTTTTCTGCCTTTTTAAACTTTTTGACCACCTGCGGTCTACTATTCTTTCGGTTGATGGTTACTCCGAAATTGGCAAGAGCATAATCAGCCAGTCCCGCTTTTGTGTAATCTTCTACATTAATCTTAGTCATGTCCTTGTCCTTTCACTATGCAGGGTATCGGTTACCCATATTATAAGCAAAATTTGCCACTTTATGTGACAACCAATTATCAACTACGTATCTCTCTCCGTCAAGTAAATGGTTCCACGTATCAACTGGTTCATTCATGTACTCACCGTCTTTGTCTTCCATCCATTTGTAATTACGCTTCTCTTTGATCAAGTTATCAGAATCACCATAAACGTGAACGTGATAGTCTTTCACCAACGATATTCCGTTCCGAATGGAATCCGGGCCTTTTCTACACTCGATAATTTTAAACCCAGCCCGTCGTATTTCTTCAATGGACTTAGGCTCAGCACAGTCGGCGATTATTTTATTTTTCTTAGTAATTCCAAGTTTTACAAGTTCTCTCGCTATGTCCTGATTGGTTAATTTTAGTTCAAATAACCGCTCTCTCTCCCATATTTCATCCCCTATCATACCCATTTCAATAACGCCGGTCGGGGCATTACTATAACCAAAGTCAAGACCAAAAGCATGTTTCTCAAACGATTGTCTGGCTGGCCATTCGTTACACACGCTCCAATTAAGGTCTTCCTGATAAACCAATCCCTTAGGAGAACCCCATTGACCAAGTGCATAAATCCGATAAGCAGTTATATCCTTTCGCTTTAAATCCTCAAGAATTACCTTATATAAATCATCAAGGAACCGGTTATCTTCGTAAGTAGTCAATAAAGAAGTACCGTAAACTTCACGTAGTTCCCCTTTAACAAGAGAAACTTTTTTGAATCTACGATATCTGTCGGTCGCTTTACTCGTTACATCGATTAACCCGGTCCCGTTTTCTTCCGTTTTAAACTCAAAAAATTCTTCCCGTAACCACTTTACCTCAATTGGGTTAAAGGTAATAACTATTTGTAAAAAAGTACTGGATAAACCCCTAATACGTCTGTCAAGTTCTCTGAAATCTGCCTCAGTAAACTCGGTTGCTTCCTCCATCCACGCCCCGGTAAGACCTTCGATCGATTTGATTTTTTCCGGGTCGTCCAGTCCACAACATAAAATCATTGACCCGTCAGTAAAAGTAAAAGTCATGTCCTTTCTATTAATATGAACTATATTTTTGAGATTCCACAAATCGACGTATTTGTTAAATAACGAAAAAACAGATCGTCTTACCGCCGGTTGAGTCTTTCGAAGGGCTAATAGTTTATGGCGTATTCCTCTTTTCATTCCAACAAGGATGCGAAGAAGCCACCGTCTGGCGACTTCTTCGCTCTTCCCAGAACCCGCACCACCGAACATAACCAAATACCGATCTCTAATACTCAACGCCGGTATATAAACTTCGTTGGAAGTTTCACAATACTGAGATAAGTTACAATTTATAGGCATTAGTTGATTATAGCCTCCGTTAATTCCGCCGGTAATTGCACTTTTACCTCAACCTTGCCCACATTAATCAAATTCTCGCTCAAAAGACCAAGATGTCGCATCGTCAACTCGATACCCTTTAATTTATCATGAAGCTTAAACTCAAAGCTTTCGGTTATTGAGTCTTCATCAGTGCTGACGATGCGACGTTTGATAGACTTAATTCCTCTGGTGTCTATATCTTTGCTCGGTAGTAATACTACATTGCCATCTTTGTCATATTTCGCAAAGTCACTGAACTTCATCATTGCGATTGACTTAAGTTCGGCTAATACAGCGTCAGCAGTAAGGTCCAATCTTTCAGCCCGTAAATCCATTAATCTTTTAACTTCAATACGGATTAGCTTTTGTTTCATCAATTCAACGGAACGTTTTCGAGCTGTCTCCCTCTTCATACCCGGAGTAGCCATCGTGTCGAGATAAGTTTGAGTTTGATTCATCTTAATATCGGCTATAAGAGTTCTACAGAACATCCGATGCATATGATTCAATTTTCTCAACTCAGTTTTTCTTGGCATATCTTCAACTCAACTTCTCGCGTACGCGCGCGCCCGCGCGATGCGCTGCGCTTTCCCGTGCTCCCTAAGACCTCGTTTCGGTCCCACTCTTCCCCGGTCTTTTCCATCGGATATATCCAGTGGGTTTCGACACGGTATCGAGTATGGCTGCGGGATAACCCGCTACCATATCCCCTTAACAGCGCAAGTATATTATATATATTATAAATACCCCGAAGGGGGTAGTCCGGAAACCCCCCGAAAACCCCATAGAAAATTTTTCCTGAAAGGGAAGGTATACAGACGTACCCGGATGGTGTACGGACACCACATGAAACCGAATCAATGCGCCGGTCGTTATATTTTATGAAAGGATTCTATATGAATGAGAAAAAGTTTCGCGAGACGCGGAAGAAAATTACGTATCGATATCGAAAAAATAATGCTGAAAAAATTAGAAAACAAGACCGGGAACGGAAGCGAAAAGCCCGGTTAAAAAGGCAATTGATTGCCTCCTGTGAAAAAAGTATGGACGAAACATTCCAGACTATGAGGCCCGCATTATTTAAGTGGGCACAATTTTTTGCGCATTGGGATAAAAATTTTGAAATAAATGAGTTGGTAAATGTTGCTTTCGCTAATGGTAGTCTTCGGAGGATAAAAAATCCCAAACTCTTATCTAAAAAAGTAAAATGGACAATGCAAAATTATATGTGTAAAATTAGACGAGAACACGACCCTGATAAACTTGTACAAATGTATGTTGATATGTACGGGAGATTACCTGCTAACGTTGAGGAAAAATCAGATAATGATAATGATTGATGAACTCACTAAACAAGTACAAATAAACGAGACAGAGTATATTTATTATATAGGTGGTTCTGATATATATGGGGAAATGATTGTAGCATTAAAGGAATGTGATATTTCTAACGAAGCAATGCTTGATCTTGAACGTAAAATTAGACAAGCGGAAGCAGGACCACGTATTAAAAAGTGGAGACAAAGAAATCCTGATAAATGTCGTAACTACACAAGAAATTATAATATATTAAAACGAGCAAATGGTATTGGCCTTAATACTGAACAATGGAAGAATATTCTCGAAAAGTACAATTTCAGATGTGCTTATTGTGGTGTTAAAAATAACCTTACCAGAGATCATGTGATACCTATTAACAAAGGTGGTGAACATTCTCTAGTGGATGGGTTCCTCATATTTATGGAAAAATATAGATGGCAAGATGTGATCAAATGTCAATATTCGACGCGTTGAATGTTCTGGAAATGCCAGTTGGTTCAACGATGGAGAATATAAAGAAGAAATATTACGAGTTAGCGATGGTATTTCACCCGGATAAAAATCCTGATAATAAGGAAGCAGAAAAAAGGATGAAATTAATTAATGTTGCTTATGAAGTGTGTTGTAAATATGTAGCGTCTAAATTAAAACCAAAACCAAAACCAAAACCAAGGCCACAACCGACAAGAAGATCGGGAATACATCCCATTAGATACGTAACATTTACAGTAATGGGTTGTAATGTTAGAAGTAACATCAGTGGAGTAACGATTACTTTCGTATAATGGACAAGTTAGAAAGTAGTAAATGGATTACGATTTTCCGGACGATATTGTTAAGACCCGTACAGGGAGAAGGGCGTTTTTAGAATTGGGTGTAATAGGACTAAGAGTTAGGGCTCCTGACAGATTAACTATCGAACAACATCAGGAAAGGATAAGTGACGAAATGGGTGGAATGACAGATAAGGAAAGGGCAGCAACATTCGACCCACAAGTGCTTGTTGAACATATAGACGCATTTGGCAAAGGGCTATCCCCTTGGGAAATAAAGTTTATTAATGGAAATATTGATTATCCCCCGGTAAGGTATACTAAACTACAAGTAGACGTAATTCATCGTATATACTTGGAGAAGTGCGGTTAATGAAAACGAATCTTATCATAGTTTGTGAGACATGCGGTGAGGAATTAAATGTTACGGACACAGTATGTGATATAACTAATCGGATAAAGTTTACTGTTCAACCATGTGCTAACAAAAAGTGTAATAAGGATTTTTGTGCGAATTGTGAGGATGTACAGAATCTTAGTGATAAATTAAGCATACTGGAACAGAGGATAAGAGACGCAAATTTAATTATGATACCCATTAAAAGGAAGTTGAAGTTAGTGGAACTCCCTGATTGCTTCGGCGAGCGGGATGCTGAAAAGGCGAAAAAAGAAGATTGTCAATGTAAAGATGAATGTGGATATGTTGAGGAATGTATCGAAAAAACGGCTGTTAGTTGAGAATATGTTATGAAACTTACAACATTACAACATTACAAGATTTTCAGGACGCATTGTTAGCCTCAGAACTGGAATTAGCTAATCTTAAAGATGCTAATCGAGAACACCAGTATGGGGGAGCTATTTTTCACGCGAATTGTCCGTATTGTAATTCTAAATTAAGTATGCCTCAAAAAATGAGTGTTAATAATTTTATGGATGATATAATGCGTATAGTTCCATCAATAATGGCTACCTGTAAAAAATGTGGTCCTGTAAAAATAGGGCTTAAAAGAATGGAGATACTCAGTGAGGAAAAAAGCACCAGTTAAGAAGAAAAAAGTGAAAAAGCGACCTAATTTCGGTCAAATATACATAAAACTGTTCAAGACTAATATATACTATGTATGTTGTAGTAGAAGAGACTACGATATTTTAATAAATCATGTCTTCAACGCTGTAATACCGGAGGATAAAGAGGGATTTGGTGGTACTACCGAAGGGTATGAGAAAGACAATCAAATAATTGATGTAATATGGATTAACAAAAAATGTGGCAAAGATTCCACAGTTATAGCACATGAGTCATTTCATGTGGTATTCAATATATTACAACGTAAGGGAATATGGCTTACCCAATCGTCGGAAGAATTGTATGCTTATCTTATGCAATCAATAATGATAGATATACTGAATGATTGGAAAAAGAAGTAGTGGAAGACGCTAAGGAAATATTCTACAAATTTATTGACAAAACTGGTTTTTGTTTTGACGCATTTGCCGAGGTTAAAGACGATACTGATTATCACAGAATGGTAGCAGCAATGCTTAAGGCAAGTGAAGGTGGAGATCATAAATTTAGTGTAGGCGACATGCTTGCCTTTCGTGATGAACTGTTTGAAGCAGGATTTAAGTGGAATATTGATTTTTATATGAGGAAGATTGAATAATGGGACATAAACTTATAATTACTGCTCGCGTAACAGTCGACGAAGAAGAATACAAAGAAGCAATAGTCAAAGGTTGGGCGGATAAATTCCACGGAGAGGTATTGGACCCAGACACAATTCAGTCGTTAGATAACGCAGAGGATTTCATATGGGCCGTACCTTATTTAGATAAGGATGATTTTGACATAGGAGTTGTATGATGACTGAATTAAAAATGATGATTGTTATATGGTTGGTGTGTGGTTTGATTCAATGTATAATTACCACAAAACATATCAGCAAATACGACGGTGATTATCTTGGTTGGGATGGAGTATTTGTGAATTTTGTGTGTGGTCCAATAAAATTATGTTGTTGTATAATTGCACAATTGTTAAGGAATATATAATGACTGGATTAAACATGAGAGTTGGCGACGAAGGTCAAAAATACGAGGTAAGATGTACTGACAGTGATGGGAAACCAATGGTTATGGGGTGGGCAGGAACTATGAAAGGTACAGGTGGTTTTGTTGATTCGGTAAAGCTACACCCGGTATTACATAGTCCGAAAATAACAGATAGAGAAACTGGAGAAGTAACAGATGGGTGAGAAAAAATTTGAGTATGTATGTATCAACACTTGGAAGTTGATCAGGCATTATTCGTTGATTGTAGAACCATAGTAATATGGCTTAATGAGTTGGGTGAACAGGGTTGGCAAGCAGTTGGTAATATGAGATAAAGTGACACTGACCACGGAAAGATAAAATATACTATGCTACTAATGAGAGAAATAAATGGATAAACTAATTCCTCCCGATCTTGAGTTTATATTATATCTACGATTTAAACGTGGGCTTTTGGCATGTACCCAAGTAAGTGTAGGTGGTGGTATAGCTGATGTAATTGCTATCGACAAAAATAAGAAAATGGTGCTTGAGTTCGAATTTAAGAAAACCAGCCATGATCTAAAAGTACTTGAGAAAAAGAAAAGGAAACACGATTCTCCGTACAGAAAACCGCATAAATTTTACTATGTAGTACCCACTAAACTTTGGAAAAGAGAAGAAGCATATCTCCGAGAACAGAAATGTGGGGTAGTAGTGTATAACATTCCGCATAACAGTCTTCATGGTAAGCGGGAATTTATTACTGAAATCAATTGTCGACCAAATAAAAATATACCTATTGATTATGATTATGTATATCGTCAATTAATGATCAGGTGTACAAGCGCGTACGCAAACATGATTATGGATTGTTATGGCCGTAAAAGGAGTTGGTATTGAAAAAGAAACAAAGTAATAAAGAAAAGAAAAAGGTTAAAAAGAGAAAACAAAAAAGTGCTAAAAGAATAAAAGAAGAATATTTAGCTGCACGTGATGCTCTAATTAATTATTAGAACAATTTTTGTGGAAAAAATCATGGTATTAAAAGAAATATGGAAATTTCTTGATCTCTGGAATTATTTTAAGTATTTAGTTACTCTTAATGAAAAATATACATTTGATGATTTACCTGACGAAGGACACAAATGCCGGTTCTTAATTCCTTATGGTGAAACAGGTTATGTGGATAAAAAAAAAAAAAGAAAATCACATGAATTGTCGGTAGTATACCAATGTAAATGTGGTGAGTTAGCGGAGATTAATAAATAATGACTGTGGATGATGTAAAAACAGAACTGTCGAGGTTGTTTCCCAACCGGGCTAAATATTTTGATGTGAGAGAACACAGGTTTGAAGTTGGGCAAAAACCAAAAATTAAAATAACACTGAGAATCGCTGGTGATCTTATTATTGGAGATCACGATGATTGTGGAATACTTTTTAGGCACGAACTGAAAGGTTTGATGGTATCGGCGCAAGCTGCTATTATTAACGAACTCGGTTCAATGATAAGGGATATTGATGCATAATCTACCACAGTGTAAAACGTGTATTTTTTATGAAACGAATACCGGTGATCTGGAAGAATACGAGGCTCACTGTTGTCGTTCGCCAAAACATGAGTGGACCGAATTGGACCTTAGGGAATGGAGAGATAAAAATCCTGACAGAAATGAGTTTACATTAAGGAATACGATACCTCCATTTAGAGTAGAGAGACATTGCGATTATATAGAGGGTGCAGGTATAGGTATGGGAACCGACCCAAGAATTAATCAGTATTGTTGAAAGAAATATATTATGACTGTAGATGAAGTGAAAGGTGAATTAGTAAAATTGTTACCTAACCATCATAAATTATTTGAAGTGGATGAACATGAAACTATGGCTGGTAATGGTACTATGGAGATAACAGTACGTATGCGGTTTGGTAGCGGATTTGTCAAGAGAGAAGATATACATCTTGATGTAGAACTATCAATGTTGATTGCAGAATTTCAGGGTTTTGTATATCTTAAGTTACGGGAAATGATTGATAAACTTAATTTGGAAAGGGAAAGTAATGGCCAAGAAGAAAAAGACAACAAATAAAAAAGCAACAAAGAAAGCGACGAAGAAAGCAACGTCTGAGAAGATAGCGCCGAAGGAAAAAGTAACGCCGAAAAAGACGGGGCCGTTGAGAAATGTAACCATGCGGGGTGTTGGTTCAAGCAATGCTCAGGCGGCAGGTTATGACGCATTAAGAAAGGAACTGTTCGTCACTTTCAGAGGCGGAGCCACGTATAAATACAGCAACATTCCGGACTCCATCTATAAAGGGTTGTTGCAGGCCGAATCCTTCGGGAAATACCTTAATGATAAGATCAAAGGGGTGTATTCCTTCGAAAAAGTCATAAGTTAGGTGAAACGCAAAATAGATTAGTCGTGTGTAGTAGACACAATAATTACCTATATGGCGGCGGCTATTATTGTAATTATTGTGTGGTTGTGGGTTTTGTTATAGGAGAGAGATATGGCGAGGGCGACTAACTGTGATAGAACGTGTACAGCTTACGATGTATGTGATGAAGAAGGATGCTTGGATATGTTCATCCCTAATATTACGTGTACTGACAAAAACGTGGAAGAAGACGATGAGGAGGACGAAGAAGAACTTGCCCGTGTACGTTGATAAAATGAGGAAATGTGTACCGAATAGTAAATGGAGATATACACAGTGTTGTCATTTAATAGCTGACACTGTTGACGAACTCCATCGTATGGATATTGGTACAGGAACAGTTATTTGGAGTATTGGTGAGCAAACTCGACCCTAAAAAGAGAGCAATATGTATTTGTTGTAGTCACGATAGAGATATACCTATGTGTGTACACACAGATTGTCCACATTTTAAAGGCGGACAGAGTTGGAAACACGATAATGATGGAAAGAATAAGAAAGATAAATAAAACATAAATTAAAATGTTTTGGAGAATACGTGATTTAATGGCTTTACTGTTTGCTGTATGGTTGGTATTTGTATCTATAGTTGTAATTATATCCGTAATTGACTGGTTATTATCACTTTCATTGTGGTTGATGGTTGTTATTATATCGGGACTGGTTATACCAATGATGTTACTTTGTTATTATAGAGATGAAATTGATGGATAATAATACATTTGTTAAGCAGTTAGCTGATGAAGCTGAGAAGGAATATTATGATATTCAGAATGTTATATATAAACTCGCCCAAGAGACAGAAAAATACAAACATTAGGCTTTCAATTATGTATTGAAATCACTACATGAGAGAATGAATGTTCTTGGTAGGGATATAGGACATATAGTACATATTATTAAGAAACAAGACAAAAATGGAGATAGTGATGATTGATAATTTTGACAGACTCAAAAAATTAGCTGGTGGTGGTTATACATGTAATTGTGACAGCGTTACACATATGGTATGTGTTGGGTGTATGGCTAATAATGCTTTACGTGATTTGTCCATTAAGGCTTCTGAAAAGTTGGCTGAGATTAAAGAATGTCATCCGGATGTAATTATACCCATGTAACGGAGAAAAAATGGCAAGGGTAACTAACTGTTCCACAAAATGTATATATCGTTTAGTTTGTGAGGTGGACGGGTATATAGATAAATTGGTTACTGGTTAAGATGGAAGTAATCAATGGTTAGTACATATAGTATTTCGGAATAATTGTGTAGCAATTCGAGAATCTGCTTTGTTTCGTTAGAAAATAAAGTATGATTCGAGAATATTTTCAACCTTAAAAGGTGTATTTTACGTTCTATAAGGTATATTTTTATATCTCATATACGTTCTAATATATCTTTATACCCATTTATGTTGAAAATATTTGTACTCCAGTTATAGTTTTATTATTGCCTACATATATATATACTCAATGTTGACCCGGTATTTGTCAATATTCAGCACCGTCCGTTCTCTTACCCCGGTCCCGGCATCTGCGCGGCTGAGTCTGCGCCGCCGCCCGGCTTCCCGCCCGCGCGCTCCCCGTCCGGCGCGCGCCCGCGCTGCTCTGTGCGCATACGTCTAGCGCGCCTCGGTGCGATGCACGACTCGGCGCGCTGGTCTTCCCCCGCACCTGTCCGGCGCGCCTCGGTGTGGGGTCTGGCTGGGCGCGCCGGTCCGCCGTCGCCGCCCGTCCGGCGCGCCCGCCTTCCGTGCGCGCTTGGGCGCGCCGGTCACTTGTTCAAGGTGTCTCCTCGCGCGCTCCGGGTTGGCGCTCCAATCCGTGTCTCGCGCGCCGCCCTGCCAATGCCGCCTGCGCCAGCCGGGTAGCCCTGCCGTCCCCACCAGCTGAGCACCGCTAACCTGAACGCACCAACCGGACCCCCGCCAATCGGGCGCGCTCTGTTGGGAAAAACCAGCCAAGCCGAAAAAAGGCGGGTTGGCAAAACAAAAAGCCAAGCCAAGCCAAACCATACCCCCGCTCTCCACCAACCACGCACCCCCCGCCAGCGCAAGCGGGCACGAGGAAATGCTACACGCCAAGGCGAAAAACCAGCCCCCACCGGGAAAAGCTAGCCGGGAAAAGCCACACCCGGTTACGCAAAGCCAGCCGTTGGGACGAAAAGCCAGCCTTTGCCAGCAAAGCCCCCGCTGAGGAAACGCGCCAACCGAGGCAGAGAGCCACTAAACCGGGTGAAGCCCCACGGAAAAGGGGCCGCCGCACCCACACCCATAGGGCCGCCGCACCGACGCAAACACCCCCGCCGCACCAACACCATCGCCCCCCGCCGCAACCCCGCCCAACAGACCGAGAAGCACCCACCCGCGCCAACAACGCCCGGCAAAGCGAAACGGAAACACAAAACCCGAGAGCCGAGGCCGAGCGATAAGGCCGAGCAACAAGGCTGAACCGCCAAAGCGGGTTAAGTTGTGTGGCGTCCGCACCACGCCGCTCCACCGCACGGGAAGCCGCGCCCGGGGCCAAGAATCACCGGGGCGTCGCCCCCACCTCGACCGCGCCAACGTAGACGGGAAGCCAAAGGAAGGGCCACGCCGAGGTCGAGGACAGGGCAACACACCAAGACGGGCGCAGAAATGTGGTCCGCTCGACACATCGCGTAGTCCCGACACTACGCCACCGGACCGCGCACCCCCTCTCCTGGCCTCCCGTGAAGGGTACGCGCTCTGGCACGCGGGTTGCTCTTTTTTAGGTGGGGGCCGCCCACCGGGCGGCTCCCGCCGCCCCCCTGTCGGGGGCGGACCACGAATCGGGGCCACCCGTCCCCACGAGTCGGGCAGAATAGGAGCACCAACCATGACCACAAAACAAACGAACGAAGAAAGGGCCGCCGCACACCGTGCCGCCGCCACCGAACACGAAGCCCGTGCTGCCGGACCCGCCACAGGAGGCCGGACCGACAACCACGAAGCCCGCGCCGCCGAACACCGGGCCGCCGCCCAAACACACACAGCAGCCGCCGCCGCACAACGAACAGCAGCCGCACCGGCAACCAGCACCGAGAAAAAGTGCACCGACGCCAACGCCGCCGACGTCACAACGACACACGCCACCGACGCCACGCTCGCCGCCGCCGACGCCCGCAACGGCGTACCGGCAACCAGCACCGAACAAGCCGCCGCCGGAGCCGCCGCCGAAGCCGCAGCGGCGCAGAACGAAGCCGAGCGCCAGACGGACCGGGGTCGCCCCGACCATGCCGCTCGCGCCCGGACCGAAGCCGCCGAAGCGCACGATGCAGCAGCAGCACATCACCGCACCGCCGCCGAGTAGCACAACAGCCCCGCCCCTCGGCCAGCGAGCCGGGGGGCCGTCGGGCCAGCCCCCGCAACAGCGGGGGCGAGCCCGGCGCGACCGAGCGACCCGCACAAGCGGGAAGCCGACGACGCCAAACGGGACCAGTCCGGACCCGACCAAACCGGGCAGAACAGGAGCAACGATCATGGGAACCAGACAAAGCAAGAACAGCACAGGCCGCAAGGCCACAGAGGCCAAAACAGGAACCGCAACCCCCAACACGATCAGCAAGGCCACGCCGCCGAGCGCACCCGCGCCGACCCCCGCCGAAACCACCGTGCCCACCTCATCGGTCGTCGATGTCCGCGACCTCTCAGTTGCCGAGCTTCGACTACTGCTGACAGAGGCCAAAACACGCGAAGCTCCCGCCAAGGCCGCAGCCAAAGGACAGGCTAAGCTCGCCAAACTCCGGACCTATGCGGTCCGGCAGCGGGCGTGGGCCGAGTCGCAGACTGCCAAAGCTAGCACGGCGTGCGACCGGGCCGACAAGGCCGAGGCCGCACTGGCGACCTACGAGGCCAAGTTGGGCATCGACCCCGCGACGGAGGCCGAAATCGCCGCGACTCTCGCCGCGCTGATCGCCTCCGGGCGAGTCGTACAAGTCGATTCGTCCTCTCTCGTCGGGCCAGAGCCGGAGGGGACCGAGGCTGAGACCGCAGTCGCCGACGTCGAAACCGCCAAGACCGACGACAAGGCCGACTCCGCCGCCGCGTAGTGCGGAACCAGCTCCACCGACGCCCCCGCCTCGTGCGGGGGCCATCGGGCCGACGCCCCGACCAACCGGGGGCGTCCGCCCGGTGACGGACCGCCAACGGGGACGGTGCACGTCCGCTGCGAGCGGACGCCGCCTCCGGGGGCCGACTGCGCCTCCGCTACGAGCGGGGAGCGTCGGGGGCCAGCGCGCGAGCGCGGGCCGCCCCGCCAAGGCGGGCGAACAGACACGGGCACGGGTCCGCCCACGAACGGCCCAGAACAGGAGCAAGAACAATGGAACACGAACAAGAACAGAAAAGAGCAATCGTTATCAGCTATCGCGAGCTGTACAAGCTTGGTATGCCCAACGACGAGATACACGGTATTCTCGTTGTGGGACACGACAAGTGGGCAGCTATCGGGGCTACGGTTGACCTCTACATGGATCCCAACGAAAACACAGCGTATCTCGTCGTCCGGGGTGTTAGCGAAGCAATCATAGCGCTAGTACACGAAATGACTGACCAAATGATAGACATCAGCTACACTGACTAAGCAACAACCGAATAATCAACAACTAACGTTTCCCCGGCTTGCCGGGGCCACCGGGTCATCATCCGCGTATGCGGGCATCCGCTCGGTGTGTAGGTGTACACCAAACCAAACGGGTATGGACCGGCCCACGAATGGTCCAGAACAGGAACAGGAACCATGAGACACAAACAGAAACAGGCGCAAACAACCACCTCAATGCACATTGATGCAGCACAGGCACTTGACGCGTTGGCTACTGCTACTGATGATGCAGAACAGACCGCATCATACGTCGCTGATGCCGCTGAACACCGCCGCGCTGCCAGTGTAGCTAATCAAGCCACAGTTGTTAACAACTTGGTTAAACAAGCACAAAAGCAAGATAACGCAACAAAGGCTGCAGGTGGTATCGGGCATATTGCAGTAGCAACCGAACATCGTGTCGCTGCTGCCGCACATGATCAGGCAATGAAAAATGAGTTGGTGGAGCACATTAACGGACCAGATATAACCATCGAAGAAGTAATTGCCCTGTACAACGTGTTAGCACAGAACGAAATCCTTGAAAAAAGAGCATTGGATGACATGGTGGAAGAGATAGTGGAACATCTTTCCGGCGGTGACGTTACTAAGGAAGAAGTAATACGAATGTATTGCACATTAACGGAATAAAAACCACGTTAGCGGTAAATAGCGTTAACGTGCTGTGTGTACGTTGTGTTAAAACAACATGTATCAATGACTGTTGATGTACATATACCACCGGTTGTATATGAGACATCATGAGAAGCATTGACATACAACCGATGGTATATGATGAGCATGTTACGTACAAACAACATAATGTTGTGTTGAAACAACATGCCCAATGTACCAACCACAACCGGTGGTATACCGAACAGTACAATATACAACCGGTGGTATATGTGGCTTTCTGGCACGCGGATTGCTCTTCTTTAGGGTGGAGGCACAATCTCCAAGGGCAGGTCGCCAGTCTCGACGAATCTGGCAGATAGGAGCACGAACCATGTGTGAGGAACGAACAGGGACTCCGGCTGAGGAACACGCCCGCGATCATGCGGACTTCGTGGCTGGACAGGAGGCCGTTACTGTTCTTGCCGGACAGGTCAGGATGGGTCCGGTCGAGCAAGCCGCTGCGTGCGGCTACGCGGTTGATTGCAACGACTGTCAGCAGAGGCACAAATGCGCAAGGCACTCCATCAACGAACTGTGGCTTGTGGTTCACGCTAATCGCGACCACGACGCTATTCTTGAGGCGGCTGAAAGTAGGGCCATGACCGCAGAGAACCTGATCGGGGTCATCAAGCGGCTGCTGTAGCACTGATATCGTCCCTTGCTGATTGCAGGGGGCGTCAGGCCTACGTCCGCGATGGCGGACGTTAACCTAACGCAAATGAGGGTATGGGTTGACCCACGACAGACCCAGAACAGGAGTAGTCATGAATGACAATATAACAGCAAAAGACATGGAAAACATCCAAATCGTCGACAAACACACCTATTATATTGTAATTGTTGGCCAGGTGTACTTGTCGGCTAACAACAGCCTTACGCCAATATTGTCCGCAGCAAAACAATACCCCAATTATAACGCCGCAAGTTATGCTGCAGATTTATGGCTCGAGAGTACGTATTAACCACTATAACCTTTTTATGGGAATAGAATTATGATACTTGATTTAGACTCACGCAAACACGAAATAACTAACGAAAAGGAACAGATTGTCCATGTTGACAATGCAAAAGTATTTTGGATTAACGGCGAAGTCGAAGATTGCTCATTATCGTTTCAACGACTGGCAAACTTCAACTTTGATTTTGATAAACTCGACGACTTCTATAATAATAACTAACTTTCGCCGCTCCTAGCCCCAGCCGGTTCAATTCCGACAAGCGGTTTAATGAGTAAGAAATTGAAAACTTAATAATACTTTTGAAAGGAAAAGAAACATGAGTAAAAGTAGAAAAAACAAAAGCAGTCAGAGTCCGAAACAGGTCCCAAAACGTGCTAGCGAAAAGGCAATGCGTGAAAGCACATCCAAGAAAGGGCCAAAACTATCGCCAAACACCCACGGAACTGAGAATAACCCAAAACAGGTTGACGAAAGTAAAATTGCCGCCATCGACGCTGCTGCAGCCGATAAGCCTGAGAAAATAATCGACCCAAAGATTGCGGTAATACTGGCTAAGCCGCCAACTGAATTAACCGTCAAAGAGTTACGAATCCTGATCAAGTACAAGGAAGGCGACAAAATTGCAGCCAATGCTGCAGAGCGAGGCAAAAACAAGCTTGCCAAAATGCGAACGTATGCTATCCGTCAACGAGCGTGGGCAGACAGACAGACGGAAAAAGCCGAGGCATCCGAGAAGAAAGCCACAACCGCGGAGGCCAAACTGACTGAGTACGAGGTAAAGATTGGGGTTGAAGAATTGACTGACGAGGAGATTGACAAGGTACTAAAAGAATTGATGAGTCAAGGTCGTGTGGCTCAGATATCAATTAAGAAAATTTTGGAACCACACGAGGATGATCAAGCAGCAACAACGGTAATCAGTTAATGAATAGCTACGGTACGGCAGAGTTATAAGCTCTGTCGGTCCGTAACTGTTTTTTAATTTTTAAAAGGAGCAGAAACATGAGTGCAAAATACGTAATATACCATAAAGGTGGTGGGTACTTACAGGAAGACGGTAACTACACTAATGATATTAAAAAAGCATGGATTTTCAACACCAAAGAAGATGCCGAAATTGAAATTGCTGGGTGTAGTGAAAAAGTGGAAACTGTAACTATATAATAATATTGTTTTAATCAACACGATTAAAACATAAAAATAAAATTAGAGAGTTTAGACTAAAATGAAAGGAAATAAAGATGGAAGCTTATTTTTGTAAAAATTGTAAAGTAGTTATTCTTGAAGATGAATTAGAGAATGACTGTTGTCCTCATTGTGGTAATGGGGAGCTAGAAATAGTTCCTAAAGAAACTCAATAACTTTTACCGGAAATACTGTAGTGATAACGCGTTAAATTGCGGAATCATCAGCTTAAAATCGAAGGGGTGGACTCTTGACAAAAGATCACCCACCCACGATCGCTTCATTGTGGCTTACAAACCGGTTTTAACGATTCACAAGTGCTAATTAACAGAAGGACAAAATAACATGGCAACTATGGACCCAATACTGAAAAAAGAGATAAAAAGCGTTATAGAATCGTTTGAATTGTTTGCTGAGGAAGTACTACCTCAGTCCGGTTCAATAGTCTTTGATATCGGCAATCTGAACGATGGTCTATTATTGGCTAAAAAAGTGAAACACTACTTAGATGGTTTGGACTAAACAAAAGGAAGGACAGAATGATGCAGATAGGTAATATTGAAAAACATTTAGAAGACAACTGTAGTCTTGAGGACATACAGGAGTTGAGCAAGGCTTTGGGTATAGCAATAAAGCACCTACCGAATATACTGGTGTCGGAATTGTACCTCAGGGCATTAACCGCCAGCGTTAACATGATCGGACACAAGAAAGGCGATGAACCAGCAGCGGACCTGATCAAGCGGTTGTGCAAAGAGCATAATGAAACAGAAGAATACATCCGCGGGACAGCTATTGACGCAGCCATGCAGACGATATCAAGCTTAAAACATGGCGATATTTTTGACATGCTGGGTCTTGAGGATGATGATGAGTTATTCAAGTTTATTGATATTGCGATAATACTAAACCTGTGAACAGTAGTGGGCGTGTTGCGTCGGTGCAACATGTGTTTATTCGGCGCAACATGGCCTACCGGGATATATACAACGGGTTGTATATTGGGTATCACTAACATACTACCCGTAGTATATGCCATCTTGGCACGAAGTTTGCTCTTTTTAGGGTAGAGATTGGCGGCGGACCGGCCAGTGACAGGTTCGAGATTTGGAGCAGTCATGAGTGAGTATTTTAAAGTAGTTGAGTTTAAGCATGGTGGGAACAATGAACACGTAGAAACAGTACAGCGTGTGTCAGGACTTCCTATAGAACAGATCAAGGGTGAACGGTTTAAAGGACAGGTATGGTTCACAACTCTTGGCATCATCGTCTCAACCTACGATGGTGAAAATCAACGACAGCTAATTGTAAACGCTGATCAGAGTGGGAGAACAGAAGTATTGATGATCTACTCACCAGTTGACAGTCCGATGATCATCGAACACACGGTGTGTGAAGGGCAAACCTATCAACAGAGGCAGGAAGGGATTATGGTCGACAGGGCGGGCATCATCAACCCAAAGATTGAGGAGTTTATGACTTCTATCCCAGATGAAGCGGCCAAGATCATAATGGACTCCGAACTATGGCAGTATATGACATACTGAAAGGAGCAGTCATGAGTACTTATCGAACAATAGGTGGTAAGAAGGTTGATATAATGATGGAAGCGGACATCATAACCCGTATTGAGGTGGATTTCCGCGATCAACAAGACAGAATGAGAGACGCGACGTGTAAAGAAATATATGGACCAATAGGAGAAATGGAACATATGTTGCAAATTTTAGGATTTACTATTGTACAAACATCTGATAGTAAATTACTAGTAATCGGTGATGCCGGTCTGTTGCGAGTAATGGAGATATTGGCTAACCAAGCACCAGATGTAAGGTGGGTGTGATATGAATACTCGCAGACGAGTAAGAGAACACGGTACTATGGAAACAGTAGCCGGTAATGGCAAAGACAGAATGAACGCAATCCGCACAGTGGTCCACGAAAGTCAGTTTGCAAAGATCGACGGAGTGATGATGGATCTATTCACCGCAAGTATCATTTGTCAGGTGTACGATGCGTTAAGTGATGCAAACAAAGAGAAGTTCGCCAACCACCCGGCCCCAGCCATGGCCAACATCGCGTACAAACTGGTCGGGAAACGGGGTGGAAAATGACATTAGCGCAATTGTACAATAGATGGGTTAATGCACTGGTCAAACAGTTAAAAGACCGTAAAGCGTACGAGGTAATCCTCAACAAAAGGGATAGTACAAGATACAACATCATGTTTAGTAGCTGTAATAAGTCAGATTTTGAATCTGTGTGCAGCATAACCATGTTCTTCAAAGAACCGAAGAGATTACATCTTACAGCTTTAACCGTGTATGGAAAACGGGGGATAGAAATGGCCATCGACGACACTGATAGTGTGATCGCATGGTTTGACAAACAAGACGTACTTAAATGAAAGGAGCAAGAAGTGGGTTATTACGGCTACAACAGAGGAGTCAAGTTACTAAAGAAGGATGAATTAGGTAACAGTTGGGGACATGATAGACTGATTACCCACCGTGAGTACGTCAGTGCGTACTCCGCTAAACACGCGGTCTTTGCACTGAAATTACACGGGTGGGACGTTAGCAACGCCTATCCGACGAAAGATTATAAAGTGGTAGCGTCCAAACGAGTGTAAGTCCAAATGTTAATACTAATTCTAAAGGAGAGCAAAAATGGTAGCACCGGGAACCGAACAGATGTTCAAACAGGGAATGGTGTGGGAAGTTAACGACCGATTTGGTCACGCCCGCGCAATCAGGATTAAGACACCGGATGGGAAAGATACGAGTTTTTCGATGGTATACGGCAAGGACGAGAAAAGGAACTGGATTCCCGTCCGCCCGGTGTCTGACCGGTTCACACCAATCGGAACAGAGAAGATCATCGACAAGGTGATCGAGAGACTCGGCGGTAGAAAAGAGATTTTCAGCGAAAGGCTGAGACTCGAACGTGGCGGGGTTTCTCAACAAGTAGAACTGGTTCTCAAAAGCCATGAAATCAAGATTGGTAATGTCGTCGAGCCCGAAGATTCGGACCTGATATCCGAAGGCCTCATCAAAAGGAACGGCGATATTTGGCGTCCGACAGTGAGAGTGAATAATGCTCTCGACGGAACCAAATCTATCTCTGTGATAGCCGGATGGTTTCGGCTGGTCTGCTCCAACGGTATGATTGCTGAGGCGTGGGAAGGGTCGTCGTCTAAGACGATCAAGATTCATACAGTACATCAGGTCGAGAATGCGTTGGATGAGATCAAGAATTTCGATTTCAACGTGAAGGAATTTGCCAAGATGTTCAAAAAGTTGCGGGGCGTGGTGATTGATAAGCCCGAACTCAAACGAATACAGAAGGCCTTACCTAAAAATTATATGAAAGGTCTGGAAGATATCCCGGAAAAGACGGCGTATGGCGTGATCAATTACATCACGTACATACAGTCTCATCAAATGTCACTGACTCGTGGTAGCATTGTTCAGCCGATAATCAACAGCATGTTGAAGAAAGCGGCTGCATAGTGTGACTGCTCCTTTAGCCTTGGCGGTGCGTAGCCGCCAAGGCGTCTTTTTGAAAGGGAATATGAAGTCTAAACAAGCAATCATAGCTATAAGCGCAATCAGATGGAGTTGACTTAATGGTTAAAGTAAATATAGAAACTAAGTACTTTTCTGGTGAAGTAAAACTGACATTCGTTAGATATCCCCACGATAATAGTATGTGTATTGTCATGACCGACAAAGAAGGACCGGTGGGTAAAGCCACGGTATATATCGATGGTCACCCCCCGCCGTACAATTACGTACTCCTCAAAGGTTGGTCTGAAAATGAAGGAATACCAGAGGCTCTTGAGAAAGCTGGAATCGTTAAGCTGACTGGACATACTGTATCGACTGGCTTTTGTGAAGCACAAGTAGGAAAACTACTTATTGATTATAAGGATATGTGATGGATAAAATACCACCAGATATTTTCAAAGTTGACTACAAAAAACTTAAGTTGACAGTATTGTTTCAAACAACCGAGTTTGATGAGCAAATAGTTGGAAAAAACAAAAATATGATAAAACACATACTGAAAAGTATACATACTAAATTTGTTGATGATAAGGAAACAGCGGGTGTTCTGCAGGTTTATGAATGTGCTGCTCTTAAAGCTGGATTGACTGTTACTGAAATAAAGGAATGCTATGTCCAAGATACGTAAACAGACAAGGTTGTGGAAGACACGTGATAGAGGTAAAGTCCGGATATGTGATATGTCCGACCGCCACCTTGATAACACTGTCAAAATGTTCCTCAGGAGTTATAGAATTTTGCTGTACAGGAGTTGGTGCGATATAATGGTATACCTATCTAACGACCCACCAGACGGGGCTTATTTCGCCGCCAGTGGGGAAGAAGCCCAACTGGCGGCGCTAATCTGGGGTACTGAGGAAGATTATGGTTTAAGCCTTGAAGAACAGGCAGAACGGGAGATATCCGAATTACGGAGTATGCTGCTTGAGAAATTACGTAGAGTAAACGCTAACAAACAAACATGGGATAATCTTACTACCAAATTAGGGAGCAGGAAATGCAAGAAGCGGAAGTAACTTATTATGGTGTATTTGATATGTAGGTATGCGTACCTCGACACTGGACTGACAAACAAGTGTTAGAGTTCGCCGAGAGAGCGTACCCGTCCGCAACAAGTGGGTGGTGTGTCAGGAAAGAAGGCGACGAGGCGTTGGACGGTAGTCACGAACGAGTACCGTGTAAACGGGATAAAAGCAAAATTCACATAATGTTGGATGCATAACTATGGCTGTAAACATGCAGGAATTGCAAAAGAAGTGCGACGAACGCGGCATAAGGATACTTAAGCTGCAGGAAATGTTATTTTGTATCAGAGAAGTGGCTGTCGTGGATTTTAACGACATAATGGTATGGTTGGCTGATAAAGAATTGGACAAGGATTTCCATATAACCAAAACAAGGTTCCGGAGTATATTAGGAGAATACCCGAAATCCAAAGGAACAGCCCCGGGAGGTGTGCCGGATATATAGATGAAACTGAGTTCATATTTCAGACGTTATAACTATAGAGGGATTGTTCTCTGGGTTAGAGGAATTGTTCCTTTAGTTTTGGTAAGACGGGATTTCTTGTGGGGGGTGACTCCCACAGGAATTTCCTGTCGAAAGGAAACCTTTGGACGGACAACCAAACGACGTTTATTTGTGGGTGTTGCTCACCTTTTGGATAATAGTTCCATTCGCCGTTAACTTAGTATGGTTTATATTTTTTGTCAAACAAACCAGAAAGTACAAATATTTCGATGAGATGTCAGAAAACATAAATTACAACGTTAAATGGGGTTACAAATGGTATGGAAAACCATACATCAAAAAACAAGGGTACGGAATAAATTATTCCCAACTATCCAAAGAGGAATATTTTAACGAATTAGTGGCCAAGAGAGAAAATGAACAAAGATAAACAAAGAAAATACTTTAAAGAATGGTATACAAAAAATGTTACACAAGTAGCCGTTAGAATGAAAAAGCACAATACCAAAAACAAAATAACGGTTATTAGTCATTACACTGACGACAATTGTTGTGTTTTATGTGGTGAATCAAATATTAATGTATTAACAGTTGATCATGTAGGTGGTGGTGGAAGAAAACAACAAAAAGATATAAACTGTGGTACTGGTTACAAATTGTATAGATGGTTGATTAAAAAGAATTTTCCATCAGGGTATAGAATTTTATGTGCAAATTGTAATCATAAAGATGAAATAGTAAGATTAAAAAGAAATAGAAACATACCTTGGAGTAGACAAGTAGTTCTTAATGATAAACGTAAAATATTAGTTTTTAACCAGTATGGTGGTAAATGTGTCAAATGTCACATAAGCGATTATGATATGTTACAAATGGACCATGTAAACAACGATGGTGCAACCCATCGTCGTGAAAGAGGAAATAAAAGTGGTATAAAATATAGTTGGATTATCAAAAATATGTTTCCTAAAAATTTACAACCACTATGTGCTAATTGTAATTTAATCAAACAATTAAAAACATACAAATAACTTAAGTATTTTGATTACTCTATGTTGAGTAATTACACAATACTTCAATAATTTAGCTGAGGAAAGGAAGGACTAATATGGCAAGAACGAACAGGTTTTCAAAGATTGACAAGATTCTCCCTGTTACATTGAAGGGCAAGGGTAACAAGAAGACCCGGAGAATCGCAACGGACCGGACAATTTCCGACAAGTTGGCCGATGAAATGGCAGCATGCGCAACGCCGTCGGCGCTAGCTATGCTGGCATCAAAATTTGGCTTCACGGATGAGGACATCAACAAGTGGGCCAAGGATGCCCCGAATTTCGGCATGTTCCGGATGCGGGTTGGCAACAGGCTCCGTGGCGTCATGGCGAGAATCGCCAGAGCCAAGAAAAGCAACATCACGCTGAGCGTGAAAGACGCAGCGTACGCCAAACAGTCGAGGTCGAAGGTCAAGAAGTCGGCCAAAAAAGCAACCAAGAAGGTCGCCAAGAAAAAGGTGGCCAAGAAGTCGAAGAAGAAAAAGAAAAAACGCGCCAACCGCGTCACCTGAGAGTAAGCAAGATGATCACCTCGACTCCGGGCTCCTTTTGTTGCTATTCTGTGACCCAGTGAAACAGATATAACCGGGAGTCCGGAGTATACCAAAACTAAGGGAGTGATATGGACTTAGAACGGATAAATAATACGTATGGTAAAATGATTTGGTCTATTGCCGGTAGATACAGTACAGGGGTATGGGACCAGATGGACGTGTACAATGAGTTATTGTTACAAGTACTCATTGGTATGGAGAGAGGACAGATTCCGCCAGACGGTTCTGAGGAATCCAAATCCAAGGTTGCTCAATTTGTAATTTGCAGATCAATAGATATTGTCAGAAATGAATATCGACGAAAAGGAATGTGGAGTCTGTATACCAGTAGAAAACTAATAGAAGAATTTGACGAAAATTCCGTCGAGGCAAGATCGTCAGAGTACGATTACGAAATGGAAAAGCGATTTATATGGGAAATGTTGCAAACGTTATTACCTATTAAATCAGCCATATTTGTATACGAATTAACCTTTCCCCGACAAAAAACAATAGAAATAGCTATGCGAGATAAAATCAACGCTGAAAACGACCCAAAGTTGAGGATGAACAGTGCCAATCTTAAAATTCTCCCCCGACACGTGGCCGAGGCTTTGGGTCCTGATTTTAAGCTGTCCAAAGCCACAATGAGCAGAATCAAACAACAAGCCAGAACAGTAATTGAAAAAGCTCTAGATTTGGAAATGGAAATCAAAAAATGTTATGTAAGTGGTGAATAATATAATGGATAGACAAGACTTAATAAGTGCTGCAAGAGACTTGTTAATCGTGGTTGATAACCCGAAGTCTCTTTGTCCTCAGGAAATAGAGAAGATAAGAATAAGATTTATTAAGGAGTTGGAGGCAGAGAAAGAGAGACAATTATCACGGGCAAGTAAAGTCTGTGTCAATTGCGGATTCTATATGTTGTCTGCAAATGGATGTGATACTAAGTATATAGCAATGGACGGCAGTTACTATCTGCGAATATTGGTTGAAGAAAAAGGCCTTACCAAGGAAGGTAGATGCCATGATTGCGGTGCTTTTCTGGGTAAAATTCACCACATGGGTTGTGATATGGAGAGATGTCCTATATGTAAAAAAGGTCAATTTATAACCTGTGATTGTATAATTGGTAAAGAAGTATCAACGGTGAACGTAAACGAGGAAAGGTAATGCCACCAAAAAAGAGGAAAAAGGAAGCACCATACGTTAGTAAGAAGACGTGCGATGTAAAAAAGTGTAAAAATAAAATTATTTGTATGTGGGGTGATTTTCCTGATATAGATAAGGGTAATCATTTTGGAATATGTAGTAAACATTCTACTAAACATCGAGACGAAAAAGATAAATTCTCCTTGTACGAGGAATTTAGTGTTAATAGGCAAGGGATGGTTGGTAGTGTTGATCGATTTGGATTTCCTATGGCAAGAGATCATAACGAAATGATTAAAATGTTGAGTGTAAGGGAAAAGAAGGACAATTCTGAAAGTATCCAAAGACTCAAAGATTGGAAAGAAAGAAATAAAGATAAAGATAAAGAAAAGAAAAAGAAATTCAAGCCTAAACAAATAAAAACCAGAAGAAGTCGAGAAACATTAGCTAACATGAAAACCAAAAAAGTGTCTAATGATGATATGGATGATGTATTGGCGGGTATATTAGATGGATGACACAAAAAGAATAGTTTTTGGTTATCATAACCTTACTGCAGCGGCTATGGAGAACGTTAAAAAGAGAATAGCCGATGAGAAATTACCTATTAAGGTGCGCATGCAAATACACGACGAGGTAGTTTTTGAAGTACCGAAGGATAAACTTGCGGAGTACACCAAACTGGTATCCGAAATGATGAAAGTGGAAATTTTTAGATTACAATGGTAATGGGAGATAGTTATGTTTGTGGTATGTAAAAATGATTATCCGTGGTTTGTTTGCCCGGAAGACACAACAGAAGTACAGGCACAATACGTAAGGAAAATAAAACAGATAGAAGTTGATAAAGACTGTACCCAAAACCATACAAAAGTTTACGTACATGTTCAAGTCGTGGACATGTTATCCGACACACAAATGAATGCTCTTCTAAGTAGAACTGAATAAAATGAGTGATATGTGCGATTGGAGTGAGCAAGCGGATGATTGCGTAGTCGATCGTGATGATTGTGAAGATGGTATCGACATAGGCAATGCGTTTGAAGTCGAACGTAGAAATATTCCGTTTAAGATAGACAGGAGAGCCAGCATATACCGAAGCCTTACACCATTCGAACGAGACATAATGGGAGCCTTTGAGCGGGCGGGTCTTGGACCCCGTATTTGGTGTTTAGCTGCAGGTGGGTCTTGTTATATAAAATTTGGGGAATCGCGGTTACGCAGCCTCAGGATAGGTGATCACAGAGGACGAAAGAAGTACAGATACAAGTGGAATCTAAGGGTTAATTACAAAATGTTCAAACGTGAACAGGATGGGAAAGTGGTGAGGTTTTACTACCCCATATTGGAATACAACGATATGGTTAGGCATATGGTTATGTACCGAAATAAAATACTCAGGGATGATGATAACAAGAAAAATTTGCCATATTAGAAGGAAAATACTATGGCTAAGTTACACCCCACAGATGGTGGTTGTTGGTTCTGTCACAAAGACGATGAAGACAAACCTCTTGTTTTAGACACAGAGTTTGATACATTTGTTCATATAGAATATGTTAAGCACAACCTAAAGAACGCCCCTGATTTTGATACGTTTCGTGAAGCAGAAATAATGTCTTATTTACTTGAATCAGATAAACCTAAATGGAAGGAGCAGCAAATGGAATATCTACCTCTCGAAATCAAATTTTATATTGGGGATGGACCGTGGGCAACAACTGTAGACAAAGTAATACGTCTCCGGTCCGACAAGACCCACGTTGAAGCCAAATTTCCTGATAGAATTTATGAATTGGTGGGGCGTAGTTTCTCATCGTCCATCCGGAAAGATATATCCTCCGGCAAAAGCGAAGGCGTGAGACTCAAAAACATCATGTACTCACACCCGGAACGGTGGGTAACTTATATTCTGTGGGTCACCAGAGAAGAATTGGATGTGATGTACAGAGTAGCAATGGTTATGAATAGACTGGATATCAAGTATGACAAACGGGCTATACTTGGATTCCTTATCACTGGTAGACATAACCCAAGAGCTTACTTTTGTTCCGAAGTTGTGTACGCATTGCTGGCTACGTGTTTCTTGTTCCCCGGAATGAACCACAAGATGCACCCGGATGCGCTGGAAAAAGTAGTGAAGAAATTAGCAGACGTGCTGCTTGATAGAAAAATGGCGGCATAAACGAGTAGCAATCGTTTTCGTTTCGGTTGGCCCGCTCGGTGCGAGTCAGCCACTATTTTAAAAGGGAGAAAAAATGAATAAAGATACCGTACGGATGTTAATTACCGTGTTAATCGGTGTTGCGGTGATGGCTGCCTCAATCATGTGGCTTCGCAGCATAGCACACCGTTATTGAGGAGAAATTATGGATGAATTAGAGGGAATAACACCCGGACCAACATCAGAAGATATACGAGAAGATGATGATGACGAGTATTGCCTCCGTTGTGGGGAAATTTGGGTGTATTGTTCCTGTTACGATTATAACCATTATTATAGTGTCGCAAATTGGAGTCAATAATATGAATTGTCCATTATGTGGATGTAGCACAACAGTTATTGACTCAAGGAATAGTCAAAGTGTAAAAAATGCAAGAAATCGCAGAAGAAAATGCGTTAATTGTGGACACAGATTCTCCACTATAGAAATAGATAGGGACGTGTATCACAAACGTAAGATGTTCAACAATAGATACGCGAGCTTGAAGAAAAAGATTATGGGAATTATTGATGCTGACATCAAAAAATATAACGAAAATCCAAGTTAAGAAATTACTTGATCTCCTTGAAGAATACACAAGGTCTGATATAGCCGCCCGGCTGGGCGCTGTTCCCGGTGATGTGTTTGTCAATCTCACTCAGATGACCGTTGACAAAATGGACGAGTTACGTACACTTTTGTACGGTACAGATGATATGGTAAAATTAGGATTAAATTTTGGTATAATCAAACCACGGACTAAGAAGAAAAAGAAAAAGAAGAAAAAGAGGATAGACAGAGTATGAATAAAAAGAAACAAAAGAAAACAAAGAAAAAAGGTAACTGTAATGCCTTATTTAATCTATGTCATCCACACGATGTGGTAAACAGAAAACAATATTACGGCAAAAAATCCGAAAAATAAAGAGGACAAACAAGATATGATTGTGTATATGATACTTTGGGCCATCTTCATGATCTTTATAGGATGGTTTACTATTGGTTGTATTGTATCAGTTTTGTTCGGACACATGGTTACTAAAATAAACCCCCCAAAACGCAATTATACTACTGGCCCAGAAGACTTAAGAGAAATAATGACATGGCCTTACATATTTTATAATATTTGTAAATATCGGAGAAAACATGATTAGTAGCGTACAACCAAACATACCAACAGACATACCAACAGACATACCATTAAGCTGGGTGATAGTTTCTGGAGTGATTTGTGCATTATTTCTGTTGTGGGTTGCCTATCAGTTCTATGAAGGTTGGGTAGGTGAGAAATGCAAACACTGTAAGTGTAGATCGGAAAAATGGTTACAGTGGCATCAAATGGATAAAGATGATTATCGGGGTTATATCTGGTGTCCTGTTTGTTTTCACGAGTGTTGGCAGGGATTTCAAGATAGAGTATTTGGTTAATAAAATCTAAAGAAAAGGACAAACAGAATATGAACAAGGCACAATTCGACCAAATAAGGGAACATATAGAAATACGACACCAAAAACGAATAGCAGAGATAACCGCAATACGGGACAAAGAATTAGCGGTTATCGAATTAGTACGTAGATTGTCCGGTCCAGTATCCCGCACAAGAGTGCCTACTCCTTTAAGGAATGTAGTTGATAAAATGACCGGAATGTTTACAAAGCACGATTTACGAGATTATATAATGGAGAATTGTCCACAAATATTGAATGGTCACCCCAGCGATTGTTATTTGGCCGATGCGTTGGCTCGATATGCAAAACAAGGTTTTATACAGGTAGTATTAAGTGGTGCTGGTAGACGGGTTACCAGGTACGCAAAGATAGAAGAAGAGGAAGTAACACATGACTGAGAAAATTAAGGAACTCATTAGAAACATCGATAAACGGATTGAAAAGACTTATAACAAAAAGATGGGATAGTTAAAAATGAAGTTGAAGGAATTAACCTCTTATTAGGGAGGCGTAGTAGACGCACTTATTGATTTCAAAGAACATTTTTTCGGGAGAGAATAATCAAAAAACTATTATTATTACTACCACTTACACTGTTTGTTTCCGGGTGTTTACCGACATTAGTGCTTTTCTTTTTTGCTACTAGAGAACCAGCTTGGGCGCGTGAGCAAAGGTTGGAAAAAGAGGCAAGAGAAACAAGAGAAACTGTTGTCGCACCAGAAGATCATACTAAAAAGTAAACACTACCGCCGGTCGTTCGCCATTCGTGTCTTCCAACCGCTGAATCTCTGCATCGCTATACGGTGGGGCTATAATATTGGAACACCCGGTTATGTACATCAAAACATACCCCACTAATAATCCCAATAAAATCCCAACAAATACTCTCATTATAGTCTTGATCATCATTTCTCCTCATACACAGGTCACATGGATTGGTTGAAATATAGTCCTCTTTTTCGACAGTAATTCCTCAGTTATCAATTCCATCTTTTCCCGCCCCAAATCACCGGGGTCCCCTTCCATGTGTACAAACACAGGAAATGCGTTCAATCTAAAGTTTCTTAATTTTTGTGCAACCATCATAATAGTTATGGCTGCGTCAGGGTCCCCTATAACAAAAACTGTTTTTACTTCATCGTCTCTTAGTTGGAGAATTTGTGTAGAGTTGATGCTTGAACCCATTATCGCATATGAAAACGGAGTCACAAAATGATCGAATACCCCTTCCACCAGTGATACCACGTCCCGGTGAACTTTTACGTGTCTACCAAACAGAGGCTTTTCTGTGTTCTCCGCATCTTTCGTCCTTATGTCTTGGTTCCCCATCATCTTCCGACCCATATAGTAGACTATCTCTCCTGTCCCATCCCAGTACGGGAAGTACACACGGGGGTCCATAGGACACACGTATACCCTGTAGTCCCGTATCTGTTCCTTCGTGAGTCCCCTTTTGAGGCAATACTTGAAAGCTCTCTCGCACAGAGACAAACTGTTCTGTATGTGTCTGGCCGTCGCTGGTTCTGATGGGTACAAAACACTGTATATAACAAATGCGTTCTTCGGTAGAACAATTTTTCCGGTAGACTTACTACCGAGTAAGTCTTTCGATAGCAAATTTTGAGTTAATTTCTTCCATTGTACCCTATTACTAAGTATTACACTGGATAACCGTCCACCACAAGGGCACTTAAAACAGTTATATCTACCATTTGATATGTTAACGCTGAAATGAGATTCATCACCGCATTCTGGACAGGCTATGAATAACTCTCTACCTGCAATATGGTACGCTCCGTCATGTATGTGTGCCACTACGTACTGATATACTTGCTTGAGATTATTCATCAATCATGAACCTTCATCAGTCTATACATATGAAAATTGATCATTAAAGACATGGCTTCGTCGTGGGTAAATCCGGCTTTTATCAAAGCAACAAAATAATTCCTGAGATATGTAGGCCACACCTCACAAACCATGGCCATTTCCTGATCAATGTGCGATCTGACTTCATCGTTTATCATGTGCTAAAACCCATAAATCAATCATTTTGTTCATTTCTACACCTATAGAATGTATCAACGACGAATTAACATCGTCTCTTGGCTCAAATATCTGATGTAGATATTTATCATATAATACTTCCCAAGGTACACCATACTGTAATGCTATACTTATGGTTATGGCAAAAGCTTCGACAAATCCAGATATGGCACTACCTTCTTTAGCCACAGTAACAAACAATTCCATCGGTTGTACGTCTACGAAATTAACCGTCAGATAATACGTAAGGCCACACGCATCTACCCGTTTGGTTAGCCCAAATCTCACCTCTGGTAATTTGGTCCTATTACTTCCGTGTTTCATATTGTCTATTTCCTTTTTCACCATTACATCTTTATCAAATCCCACATTGGCGTCCCATAACAAGTCTCATGCCAGTCCGGAACACCAAATCTGTCATTATGATCTAATTCTCTTTTACCGCACCTCTTACATTTTCTCCAGTGTGGTGGAAATCCCGATAAACCGTACTCTTTCCACAGATGATCTCTTTTTAGCTTACACCATATCGGAGCAAGATAGATGCGCTCAATTATATCCACACATTTGTAGTACTGATCTTTTATCCACAGAAATTCAGGGACATAAAACGAAATATGTATTGTTTTCTTTTTCATTTCCTTTTCCAATGTACCCTTCTGTTAAAATGTCTCCCCCGATTCATTGGCGGCGCACCAGCACGAAACTGATTTGTACGCAGACTACGATTTATTCTTACTTTGTTTCTTTTGACAAATACTGGAGTCCAGTATATAATAGATAATATGTACTCGTCCCAACACTTGCAATATATAGTTCTTACTACAGCACCGAACGCTTCCAGAGCAAGCATCGCTTCCTCTATACTGGCAATAAGCTTTGCAAGGTCAGATTCAAATTCCCTAACTACCTCTACAACAATAGTTCCATCAGCTATTCCATTGGCTATTTCACTGTCTGTATTTGCAGTACCATCATCACTTAGAGGATTCATAGCAATCATTACCAACTCCTTTAGCGAGATTCATATATTATTTCGGCAAAGCAATCATCGCACTGATCATCACCACATGATAACCCGTTATTAAAATGCTCAGTTGCCAATTTACCGCATTTACATTGCTTAAGGGAGCCTTGAACCATACCACCTAACACACCCGAATCACAGGTACACTATGCGTATCCGTTAGTCGGACATGGCGGCTGGTGTTTTACCATTTCGAAGTCTATCCGTTTTCGTCCTTGTCCTGATGCCCCTGCGGTAAAGGGTGTTCACCCAACATCGTTTCGGTAACCGTCGGTTCGATACTGGATTGTGCCTGCATTTCCGCAATTACACCCTTTTCGATAGCGGTGTTCTTGTTAGCGGTGGACAATACCCGTTTCGCATAAAGAACACGTGTTTTGAACTCCAACGTATTCGTCCCTTTGTCGCTACCCTTAAGCATAGGCTCATCACTTGCTAGCCTTTTTAATGCCTCTTGAAGTCGCGCTTGTATGTTCATCATTTAACCTTTCAAAACTGGAAAGTGGACAACCGTTAGATAAATCCACCTTCCATGATCACATTCATTTAATCATTCGTCGAAACAACAACAAATAATGGTCGCTAATAATGCATAATACACCTCTCTTTCTGCATTTTAGAATCTCCATTTCCATTTCCACTTACCGCCACCAGCATACAGCAGTAGCTGGACGTAAAATCTAAAAGCCCACAATATCAAGAATATGATGATCAGTAATGGTCCGGATAGCAACGCAGCAATTAATCTTTTAAATTTCGTCCATGTACTACATTCGTGCCACATTCTCCTATCACTACGCATTCTTATCCCATCGTCCGGCCTAACCATCTTCTTTTCTCCTAAAATAGATACATTCTTCACTGATAATCCTATACATTTTATCAGTAGGTCCCGTCCGTGACGTAGGCTTAAATATCTTTATGTGTCTTTTTAACGACTTAATCAGTTTATCAATAATCTTACATATACAAAAATGTATGCAATCTTTGCATGTCTTATTTTTTCCCACTTTTTCTCTCTAAAAATTATATACAATATAACATTGTATTATATGCCACAACTGATCAAGATAAAAGTACCATGTTGGAAAACTTTTATCTTTAGGTAACCGTTTTCTGGAATTAAAGACCCACTGATCACAAATAACATGACCTAAAAATAGAAAGTAAAATTTCCAATCAGCCATTCGATCTTGGTATTGTAGTGCGGTACAGATGCAAAATGTCCATATCATACCATGACATAACATAGTATACCGGTACTTACCTTTGTTAAGGGCAATCCATTCTTTTTGTAGGGCAAAATCACCTATATAGTGTGCAAAAATTAACCAAATCATATTTTACCAATCTAATGCGTTTGAATCAATACAAGCTATAGCAAAAGTACAAGATACGCCTAAATCTTCTAATTCCTTTTTTACTTCTATTAACGATTTTCCGTGAACTGCATCAATCAGTTCATCATACTCTTCAACGATTATTCCCAACAATTCGTGTCTTGACAACCACGCACCCGCTCCCTTTTCTTGAAGTCTCATGCGTAATTTAGTAAGTACTTTTGAATGCGCCACACGAATAGTTTCATCTTTTATTTGTGACCGGTGATCTTTGTCGCTCCTTTTTTGAGTCTTACTCATGTTTTTCTACCTATCACATTAACAGAAAATCTAACTCGTTTCCTTTCCCCCGGCTTTATTTCAAAACCGAACAACCGTTTAAAAGCAGAAGAACAGAGGCGGAAATATTTAGGTAAATTAAACACTTCATCTTTTCCTATAACCACATCACCCACCCCACCAATTACAACATATCTCATTACCTCTTTACCATACGATATTGTACTACCTATTCCCTTATACCGAACTTTTACATCCGTATATTCAATCGGTTGTGGAAATTGATTATAGTCCCACACATCATAACAAGTATCCCCGCCACTGTCCCTCGTTATCCAAAAAGTTTTAGTTTTTGCTTTTTGTGTCTTACTCATTTTGGTTCCACCACCCAACTAACATCAATCTAGTACAATTTTCCCGTTTTAAAATTAGCTATATACAATCTTCTTTGGTAGCCTATACGATTAAGTATATCACCTGTCTGTACAACGCCGTCCGTTTTTCTTCGAAATTTTACCATATCCCCAACTTTGAATAATCTACAAAATTTAGCATTTGTAGTTGTTTTTGCTTCCTCTTCTCTTTCAAGAACTTTTTTGTATTCAATCCAATTTTTATTCATGTTTTTTCTCCAATGGGTCCCACACATGTTGTACGGCAAAATCAACCGCCAAATCTCTTTTCTTGTGAGCCTCACTGTCCCGCACCTTAGACGTAAACAATGATATACTTCCTCGTTGTTCGTCCTCAAGTGTACGACCAAATCCAATAACTATATCCGGACTTTCCATAGAACCCCATGATTCACCAGCATGCTCATAACCAATTACATCTTTACCTACTTGTGTCTTATTTACCTGTCTCGCTGTCCAGTGTACTAATTTCATACTTTTAGCCATCTGTTTACAGTCTTCAAATATTTCCCGTAATGCGTGTCGTGGTTCGTTGTTTCTTGTCATAGCCTTGAATCTGTCTGCGTAATCAGTAACAACCAAATCCACTTTTCTTTCCCTTACTTCCTCCACTGTCCTTATGAAGGCTGCTGCGTCACTAACGGTTGATATTCTGGTAGACAAATCTTTGATTTCACAAGAACCGCCGTATTTCACCAAAAATCTGGTTCTTTTACTAAGAGATTGCTTGTGTTTATTAGCCAAATCCTTCTTTGTCATTCGACAGATCGTTTGCATTATGCGTCGTTTGATCTTACGTTCTCCATCCTCAAACGTGAAATATACCACCGACTTACCTAACAGTAATGCGTGTCTAATAATGTTACATAATACTGTAGTCTTACCTCCACCTATCACGGTGAGTACTACACACAAATCGCCTATTTCTGGTCCACCCTCCAGTTGGTCATTAAGCCACCCCCAAGGTGTGGGTATAACTTCTTTTCTTTCATGCTCGGTGTCTTTGTCCAAAGAAGTATGAGAGAATAATAAGTCGTCCCCAACCTTGGAGGCTCGTTGGATACTATCGGCTAATTCACTTGGGTTTTTGATACCTAAATTCAGTATGTCTTCAATAGCTGTCCATTTTGCCCAATTGAGTATTCTGTCCTGTATATACTCTATATTTTCACATGGTTCTGCACCCTCAATTATACCAATGGCGTCTGCTTTATTCCTGAACAAACTCCTCCTGATCATATCGGATAAAGTACCGTTTATGGGGTGTTCACCATACTGTTCATAATATTCGTGTACTGTACGAACTATGAATTTGTTTGTGTCGTCTATAAATGCATCCGAACTTATTACAGACTTGAACTTACCCATAAACTCTGGGTTTTTTAGCACAGCCTGAATTACAGTCTTCTCAAAATCAGGTCCTAATTCCTGATTGCCATACCCAACGATCTTGTCTTCCATGGCTTCCTTAGATTAGTTTTTTGTAGAACCGAATCCTTTCTCTCCACGAACAGTCTCCGGCATTTCCTCCTCAACTACTGTTAACACCGGAGTGGCAACAATTATTAGTTGCGACAGACTTTCCCACGGTTTAATCAATACCGGTCTGTCAATATGCATAAGATTTGGATGCCAAACAAATGAAAATATAGGTCCGGTGTACCCACTATCTATCAGGCCGCCTACCACGAACAGCTTTTTCTTAAAGAACGTGGATGATCTTGCCCGGACCAGTCCACAGAATCCGTCCGGGATTTTAACCCGTATTCCGGCATTAACCTGTATGCTCTGGTATGGTGCAAGGGTTAATGTTTCATCTGTAGCATTAAACAGATCAAACCCGGCATCACCTTTCAAAGCTTTACTAAATTCTGCTCTGTCACGTACTTCATCGTTATCGTATTGAACAATTATCTGCGGATTACTCATATTTGCATTTCCTTTATTGACAAAGCTTTATAGTTCCCAGAAGCAATCATCTTCTTTGTTAATTGGTGTATTTCAATCATCGATGCTCGGTCTGTGTCGATTCTCTGTTGCAAGAACTCTTTTTCCTCACTACTACCACACAAGGCCATCCGCCCACTGATTCTGTCTTTGTGGTCGTTCTCGTCCACGTACAAAAATCGCATTTCAACATTTACGTTCCGCGTGGACGCGAAAGAACTGTTCATCAACCACAATAACTGTTGTGGCTTTCTGGGGAATGAATCAGTTATTACATCCATGTCATTATAATACGCAAGATTCATAGCGTGGTGCATCATGCTATTTACCCAATGATCTGTCGCCTCCGGAGAACCCGGATTAGGCAAATCCTTGAAAAATTCAGCACCCACTGTCTCTCGGAAGAATCTACCTATACTTAAGGTAAGTGGTCTATTTTTCCCTTCGTACTCCGACGCATACCGACCATCCAGATCGGCGATAGCTCTCATATACGTTGTTTTTCCTGAACACGCTACGGCATTCAGACAAATTAAATTTATACCCTTCATAACATCCTTTCCTGTACTAAGAGGCGCTGGAACATAGCCGCAACTTTTACAATCATCGCGTGAATCAACCATGGTGCATCAATCCTCTATATATTGAAATTCTTCATTTTTCATAAATCGGTCATGTCCGCACTGTATACAACTGTCATGCTTATCGGAAATCGTACCACATTGACAACACTTCCAGTCCATCACTCGAAGTACTCTCATATCCTTGTTCATCGCCCCGGTCCCCAACAGCGTCAGCTTACATCCGTGGTCCGCCAGCAGTTTTCCCTTATCACTCAAAAACTCTTCCAATTCGTGCTGGTTGATGTAATTAACGAAATTCAGGAACGCGTAATCCGGTTTTACCGCACACAAGAACCGTTCAACCTGCTTGTCCGACCATGTAAACAATCGGCGAATCCGTTTAGTTACCGTGGTCCTCTCTTCCACATTCATCCCAATCTTCGCACTCAAATCAACCCACGTCATTTCGTGCTGATCATGGTAGAAAGGGCCGCTGGTCCCGCCGGGGGTATTACCTACTCGTATGGGGTAAGTCCTGAGGCTTGCGAAGATGGAACCGCAATCCTTCACGCTTACTCCGGCGTTATCCAGCACCCTTCCCACCATGCAATCTCTGCTCGTGCAATACGGCCACTCGAATCCGTTGTTTAGCCCAAGGTCAAAACCTTGTGCTGTCTCCAGTAACGCTGTCTTGCCGTGCTTGAGCAGTCTCTGCATCAACTTATGTGTATCGCATACAAACTCTCTCAGTTTGGGATTATCTTTAGCCAAATGCGCCTTTTCTGGACTTCTCCACATTTTCCTAATCACTGACGCACAGCTACCCTGCATAGTACTGGATATGCTGTTTAGTTCTTCTCGCTCCGTAGCTGCGTCTGCATCACACAAAACGGTTACTAACGGGTGTATATGTAGTGAAAATTTCCTCGTTGCAAACTGTTCACGCAACAATTCCTCAAAAACCCTTGCTTCCTGAATCACTGCGTGGGGACCGACGATCACATTTTCTATGTAATCAAAACTTATTGCCGATGGTAGGGCTTTGGTGATGTGTGATACCCCATCATCACTTACATATGTATGCCCGGCGTTCGGCATGAAATCACACACAGCGACGGTTATTTCTGGATACGTATTATACAAATATGCAGCCAATTTTCCTTTTCCAGTTGACCCCCACTGTCCATCGATAATCACGTTGGCTTTTCCTGTTTGAATCATTTCATCAGTTCCTTTTTACGAAAAACTTATTTTATGCCTTAATCACGGCTAACGGTTTTAGTTCAACCACTATATCTACTAAATCTTTTTGATTTTCCATGACAACTGTTATATCTTTATACGCGCCGGATGCCTCATCCAAATCTGTTACTGATCGAATAGAATGGATAATGTTGGAATCATTGAGAAACTTAATTTCTTTCTCAAGATCAAGTTCACGCCTTGCTTGATTCCTGCCCATTTTTCTACCAGCACCGTGGGAACAAGACATAAAACTATCACGACAACCCTTACCCTTAACAATGTAACTTGATGTACCTTGTGACCCAGGTATTATTCCAATTTCACCATCTTTGGCGGACGTTGCACCCTTACGATGAACTATAACATTTTTACCAAAATGATTTTCCCACCGAGCATAATTATGGTGTACATCAATTGGGGAATCGTTAAAATTTTCTGATGTTGGTCCATCGAGGCAGTACTCTACTTTTTTCATCATTAATGCTCTACTATTTTTTGCAAACATTAGTGCGTAATTCATAGCCTCTATGTATTCTTTAGCTTCGTTTGTTTCTATCGGTAGAAACGCAAGACCATCCTCACCTTTACAGACAGGAATGTTAGAATACCATCTTTCACAAAGTGATTGTGCGATTTTGTTGTACTCTTTAGCTATTTTAAGTCCGAAATTACGACTTCCGGAATGAAGCATTATCCATATATAACCATCAGACCCCTGTTGTATTTCTATAAAATGGTTTCCACCACCAAGCGTCCCCATCTGCTTTCTCGCTGACGCAAGTTGTTTTTGTATTACTGGTATATCTGGTGCGACAGCAAACCCCGACCAGTATTGGTTTTCTTTATGATGATTGAATCCTAACGGTATTACTTCTCTAATAGCAGACATAACCATCTTTAATTCTGCAGTAGTAATAGATTTTCTGGCAGTTTTAACAGCACACATACCACAACCAATATCCACACCTACCGCGTTAGGAATTACTACGCCGTTTGTGGCTAAAACTCCTCCTATTGGCATGCCGTACCCTCTGTGAGCATCCGGCATTATAGCTACGTGTTTAAACGTAAATGGGAGATTTGCTAAATCTATAGCTTGTTTCACAGCCCCATCCTCAATGTCGTCTAACCACATTTTTATAGGTTTGCTCTCTGTTATTAATACTTTCATTTTCCACTCTTTAGTCTTTCTACCATTTTATTGAAACCACAAGTACATTTAAATGGCTTATTATCAAGTCTTGGCATACGATTTATATGACAATTTGTTTCGTGTCTCATATACCTTTTTACATCTTTTAACTGTCTTCGCATTATTAACCACGATATACAGATAGAGTATCCTTCCTCGTCAAATGCTTGTCTACACCCACTCTTGTAGTATTTAACCATCGAAACTAATACTTTAAGTACTTTCACTGGTATCCCTCATACAACACTGAACACATTCACCCATACCTATTATATGTATTTTACCAAAGGGCATATTTGATTCTTTCGGTCAACATGTTATCACCGATTTACGTTTACAGACATATTCATCCATCCCGTCTTCATTCACGTCCCCTACATTATGTGCATGTACACAATCAGCCATTTTTCTTTCTCACTATGACAGGATAAGAACCATGTTCGTCTATCCTGATAATAGTCCATGTTTTACCATTACTCGGTAATACTACATCATCCCCCACTTTTGGCCACCCATCAAATAACACCGTTCCTTCCGGTTCTGGGGCGTCGTCCGGATACTCACACATTACGCCAAGACCAATTTTCATACTATTATCCTATAAAAAATGGCAAGCGTGGGCAACTTCCGGTTAACCCACGCCGCCACCCGTACGAGGATACATTTATCGCTCCGTCGCTATCTCGCATGCAGTAGCACATTTGCTACTGTACTCACACTTTGCACATTCCTTGTCTTTCAAATCGAAACATGCAGGGTTCCCCAAACACATCGGGGCCTGTTCGTCACCATCAAAAGTCACCCGCCGTTAAGGCAAGTTCCTCCAACTTGACATCGTACTGCTCACTGTTTCCATCTTCGATAACGACATCATTACCGTCAATACTCTTTACGGTGCTGATTTCCTTTTCGCCGTCGTAATGGACTTCGGAACCTACTTTAATTTTTGGCTTCGGTTCAGGCTCTTCTTTAACGTAGAGCTTCAACTGGTTCATCGTCGCGTCGTACTCATCACCCTTCTCGTCCTCAATAACTACGTAGTCGCCGTCTACCTTGTTGACATGGTAGACAACTTCTTCGTCTTCATAGAGAACAGCCACACCGACATCAATCACGTTCTCGTCGGCAGGATGGTCTGGCTCAGAAGTCTTGTTCTTCTTGGATTTGGTTTTGGCCTTTGTAGTCTTGGACTTTGCGGTCTTTGAAGTCTTAGCTTTGGCCTTACTACCGCCTTTAGCCTTGTCTTTCTTACCCGCCACCTCAAGTTCCGCGTCGTCGAATAATTCACCGACTTTGTAGCCCAATTCCTCACATTGTGACTTAAGGCCTACGTCACCGAAATCACCAAGTGGGTCCGATACCTGTTTCATCAATGCTGGACTTACCGGCCACGGTTGTCTCTGTGGCTTTGCGGTGTAGGTAGTATCGAGTCCCGAACCCTCACGCTTGCAATTCAAAGCTGTACCGGGTTTCGGTTCCAGAATATCCGCCCAATCCTCGTCCATAACGTACTCTGCTACTTGATCATATAAGGTAGTGGGTAGCATCCACTTTCTTACGGACGGTTGTTGATCGTTAATGTCAACGCCGTTCACCGTGTACCTTGTCCGTGTGTTGTACAACAGTTCATCACCGGCATCACGTCTTTTCTTGTTCACCTGACAGAAAGCACACGGTTCACCGAATGTTTGCTCCCTGCAGACACCAAGAGCTTTGCCACCCTGCGCATTGACCTCGCGGTGTTCAGAAAAAGGACGTGCGAAAATATTCTCGCCTTCCTCATCCTTAAATTCAAGGATTCTTAGGGTGGTAGTAGAATCCTTCTTAAGGTATCGAAACTTGCCCGATCGCTGTTTACTGTCGGCCATCTGTTTCTTAACCTTGTCCCTGTTAACAGCCATACCCGTACTCCTTCTTTAACATAAAATTTCATCTATTAAATTGATTTGCCAGCATCAATCATCGCTACTATCTCTTTGATGGCCTCAGTGGCTTCCTCAACACATACGTTTCTTGCTCTGTTAAAATCACCCAAGCTGGCTCCTGCCTCCAGAGCCATACCCTGTCCCACTTCCACCCGTATAGACTCGAAATTACCTATATTACAAGTCTTCCCTATAGAGAAGTATACGCGGTTTCCGTTTTGTCCGTCCGAAGCCTGTGCGAAATCACCGGCCATTACATTAATTCCGCTGGAAGATTTCTTCTTTTTCTTACTTTTCTTACTTTTTGCCATAATACACCCTATCCTTTCTCATACTATAACGTTCGGCGCATTGACTCGGTTTCATACCCCCTCTTTCTATATCACGATAACATCCACGACCATATCGCCCGCATCGAGGTCCATGACTCGAACCCCCTGACTGTTCGCGGTAAGGACTCGCATCTCCTTGACCGGCCACACAGCCAATTGTCCGGACTTAGCGACAACGACGACCTTCTGCGACATTTTCTTCACTTCCCGCACAGCAATAACATCACCGTTACGCTCGTTAGTGATGATGCTTTTGTTGCCTTTTTTGCCGCGATGTCTGACAGTGTACTTGTTTTCCATCAGCAGCCCGTACCCACACTCGGTTACAACTAATAACATAGCCTACCCTTTCAACAGAAACTCTTTTATAGTTTCGGCGTGACACCTTTTCGGTACACACCAACAGAATAATCTCAACTTTCCAAATTTTTCGTATACCTGCTTCATATCATCCAAATATTTCATACACCTTTTATCGTTTATTACTGTACTAACGAACCAATCCTCATATTGATCACACACTTTATTACGATTTTCCTCTCCAGCAAGTACAAAAGGATTACCTATGGGCGATCTTCTATCAACAACTATATCCCACGGGTGAGTAGGGCTACTATTCCCCATATTTTTTATTTCTATATTCATTCTTTAATTCTCCAATATTGACATTTTTTACCTATTTCTTCATTCATCCACACAAATTTAGCGTGTAATTCATCAAGATGTTTTTCCGACCACCCATCAACACGAGTATTAAAAATAGACTTAATTATTACCCCTACGGCTTTAGCCATAACGGTGTACATATTACAGTTAGGTAAACATTCACAGTTACAACACGATCTAACTGGTTCTTTTTCAGTACTCATATATATATATAACCTTTTATTTACTAAAATTTTGATCAAGTGGACACAGTTTTTCACGATGTGGAATACTAATAGTACCATCAGGAATGGTAATTCTCATACTTAAAGGGCAATCATCACATTTTCTGTTTTTACCACCGGGCAGATGTATACATGTTTCTGGTTGACAAATTTTAAATAACGCTTCTCTTACTGTCTCAGAATGTACCAATGCACTACGTTTCACATAGCTTTCCATTTCCTTTGCTGTCAGTAAAAACTGCATTACGCTGCCTCCTTCAATTCTTTATAGTTGGGACCAGTAGTTATGTCTATTTCCATAGGAACTGGTTTATCTCTCCAATAATCTTCTGTGTTATGAATTAACATTCCTTCATTTACCGCCTGCATTACTTGTCTCTGGTGCGACTTTTTAAAGTCAACTATTATACTATCATGAACTGTGCCAACCACTAATGCTGGTAGTTTTCTCTCTTTAAATAAATCCATCACTCTACACATACCTATCAAACAAAAATGATTTCCAGTTGACTGAATTGGGTAATTGCTTGCTTGTCTCTCCGCTCTCTCTTTTAACATTCTATTAGACAGCATCGCATTCGGAAGATGTCTTGTACCACTGAATAGATCGTGTGATTTCCCTGTTCTACGTGCTATCTTGTGAAATTTCACTCTGAAATCTTTTATACCACCAAATCTTTCAAAGTATACTTTTTGTAATTCTCTTGCATGTTCAAGGGAAATACCGGCTGCCAATGCTAACCCTTCTGGAGTTTGACCGTACATCTGACCAAGATTCATCCTCTTACCTAATTGCCTTTGTGTGAAATTCACATCTTCATACAACACATTGTGTATCTTCGCGGCAACGAATTTATGTAAATCAAATCCTCCATTCAGTGCCTCACACATAGCTGGGTCTTCCGACCATCCCGCGAGAATCCTCGGTTCAAGCTGTTTGTAATCTGCACTTAGTATTAACCCAAACTTACCAAATCTTGACGAGAAAACGATCTTTATTATAGATTCAGTCGGTATATTCTGCAGATTTGGTTCTGTAGAAGATAGTCGCCCGGTGAGAACTACGTCCTGATTATAATTGGTATGTACACAACTATTCGGTCCTGTAAAAGTTTCCCATTTCTCAATAAAACCAGAGAACATTGCATTAATCGATCTAAGTGCGTTCAAATCCTTTACTATCGGGTGTGATTCCTCAAAGGGTTCTAACGCTCTTTTATCAAATGAAAAACTCTCTGATTTAACTCCATCTTTCCATTTGA